ACAGCATTAATCATCCACTAGCACATCCATACAGATACAAGGTGGCAAAATTGATCAACATTGGCAATAGAGAAGAAATAATTGATAACATTAGACGCAGACAACTCATAACAAACATATATTTTAAATGAAACAAGCAACCCTTATACTAAACGACGAGGTCAATGTTAAAATTGAAGGACTTGACCTAGACACTCGCAAGCGTCTAGTTAACAAATTCAAATATGACATTCCGTATGCAAGATATCTTCCGGCTGTGCGACTGGGTCGATGGGATGGCAAGGTCAGCTATTTTCAAATGGGTGGCAGCACATTTGTAAACTTGCTGCCAGAGATTATCCCGGTGCTTGAGGCTGAAGGATATGATGTTGAACTAGATGATCAACGCAATTACAAAACCACATTTGAATTTGCACTGACTTCTGAAAACACATTTGTCAATCACTTGTGGCCCAAGGGTCATGTGGCAGAAGGACAACCAATTGTGTTGCGTGACTATCAAATTGATATCATTAATGATTTTTTAAATAATCCTCAATGTATTCAGGAAGTGGCCACTGGCGCAGGCAAGACAATCATGACAGCTGCCTTGAGCTGGAGTGTACAAGATTACGGGCGCAGTATTGTTATTGTGCCCAACAAAGATCTTGTGCGACAAACTGAAAAGGACTATATCAATCTAGGACTAGATGTGGGCGTGTACTTTGGTGATAGAAAAGAACATGGTCGAACACATACCATTTGCACTTGGCAAAGCTTGAATGTGTTGTTAAAGAACACCAAGGCTGGAGTCGGGGAAGTGACAATTCAAGACTTTATTGAGGATGTGGTTTGTGTCATGGTCGACGAAGTGCACATGGCCAAAGCTGATGCATTGAAAACTCTATTGACTGGAGTAATGGCTCATATCCCAATTCGCTGGGGTCTAACTGGCACTGTGCCAAAAGAAAAGTTTGAATCAGAAGCATTGCATGTTAGTCTTGGTCCAGTGATCAGCAAACTTGCTGCCAGCACCTTGCAAGACATGGGAGTATTGGCTCAATGTCACGTGAATGTTGTGCAACTTGTGGACCATGTGGAATACAAAGATTATCAAAGCGAGTTAAAATACTTGCTTGAAGAGTCTGGAAGATTGGATACTATATCCAATTTGGTTGCCAGGGTCAATGAAACCGGCAACACCCTGGTGCTTGTGGATCGAGTGGCATCGGGTCATGAACTAGTCAAGAGACTGGGAGATCAGGCAGTGTTTGTATCAGGTGCAACCAAAGGAACAGAAAGGCAAGAACATTATGATCAAGTGGCAGAATCTACTGGCAAGATTATTGTGGCGACTTACGGTGTGGCCGCTGTGGGTATTAATATCCCCCGTATTTTTAATTTGGTTCTTTTGGAGCCCGGAAAAAGCTTTGTCCGCGTTATACAAAGTATTGGGCGAGGCATTAGAAAAGCAGAAGACAAAGACCATGTCCAAATCTGGGACATCACGTCAACGTGCAAGTTTGCAAAACGCCACCTTACCAAGCGTAAACAATTTTATAAAGAAGCCAATTATCCGTTTACACAGGAGAAACTAGAGTGGATGACCATCAAGTAGATCCTAGGCTAATTGTTAGACGCATACAAATGCCGGGCCCTTTTGCATTGGATATGCGAGTGCCTATTTGGAAAGATCAAGTCAGCACCACAGACTTTGCGGATATTCACCAGTTTGTGAATGACAACTATGCACAGTATGTTAGACCTCACAACTGGGATTGGCAAAATATTCCACCGGGACATGTGCCCTGGGACAGTTATAATTTTTTCAAGTTTGACATGCCCAGTGTACACAGGTTCAAGCAAGATATTGCCAGAGCCTATCATGATTTTTCACAAGCATATGAGTTTGAGCCAGAGAAATCTCTTTGGATATCGGGATGGATCAATATCCTAGAAGCTGGGGTAAGTTTGAGCATGCATTGGCATTCTCCTCATTATCACTTGAGTGGATTTATCAGTTTGACAGACAACACATCAACCACGTTTCATTATCCTGCTCGTAACGAAGTCATCAAAAACAGCCTTGGCGGCATCACAATTTTTCCCTGCTGGGCCGATCACGAAGTCGGCATTGTGACTGAACCAGTAAGACTGTCGGTGGCATTTGATTTGTTTACACAGCAATCGGTAGACAATCTTTCTGCAAGTCCAGACACATTGATTGCACATGCAGTACAGCTATTTTGATATTGCTAAAAATAAAATCAGCTAAGTCTTGACTAACAGACAATAACCATATATAATATACTTTATGAGAATACTAACTTTAAACAACATTGCATACGATTTGGACACCCTGCCTGAAGAAGTCGACGACATGCGATTTTCAATTCTAGACAACTCGGATCCAAACAATGTTGATTATCACTATATTCCACTCATCTTTCTTGAAAGCTTTAATGCTCCAGCATTGGTTCTCAAAATTGGCGAGTACACAATTAAAATGCCCATGGATTGGCAAATTCTAATTGGTGAGCCAGACCTGGGAGACCTAGAGGTTCTGCCGTTGACAGCAATCAACGACAGGGGGTTTAGAGTATTTCAATTCAATCCACTAACTGGATTTCGACCCAGCTTCCCCACAATCGAGATTGTTGACGTATATCATGAAGTCACTTGGTACGCACCCAAACTCAAGAATGGCCAAATGCTGTGTGTGCCGTTGAATGACAACATAGAACCTGAATGTGTGTATTTTGTCAAAGACGTAAGTCGCAACTGTGAAATAGTTGACTACAATCAAGCATGGTGATATAATGGATCAATACAAACAAGATGAATCGGCTGAACGAGTGGTAGCCCCAGTTAAACCAGTTGTGGATACTGCACTTAAATCTGCAATGCAGAAAATTGACATCCTGGAAGAAAAACTAGTGGAACAACAAAAAACAATTGAGAAGTTACAAAAAGAATTTCTTCGTTTGAAAAACAATCTTAACACAGTGGTCACAGGAGTTCGTCGTGAGCGATAGACTTAACATACGATACGAGATGGCAAGACTTGATACCAAGGATCGAGACTTCTATGATAGCCTGACTGTTGACGAACTCAAGAAGTTCAGCAATTTTTTGATGATACGGTGGAGCAGTCAAGTTACAGGTCCTAGAGAGTTGCAAGAGTATTATGTACAAAGTTGCAACCATTATCTCAACAAACATTTTTTCTCTATCAACAAACATCCAAAGTTGCAATGGCTGGGAGCCACAGCAGTAAGCCCTGATACAGGATGCCATACACACAATTGGATCTCTCCCAAGAAAAAAGACAAAGGCACCACCGATGTTAAAAAACTTTTGATGAAGTTGTACCCAAATATGAAGATGGATGAAATTGAACTCATGAGTCAGCTTAATTCTAAAAAAGAACTATCGTCATATCTCAAGGACATGGGCATTGACGGAGCACTGTAATTGTTCTTACTATCAACACTGGATCACGCACCCAACAACATGTCATTTGTTTGCCAACATTGTAGCCGTAGTTTTGTAAAAGAAAAAACGCTGGCTGTGCACGTATGTGAACAAAAGAGACGCTTTCTAGAGCAGAAAGAAGTTGGAGTACAACTTGGACTTCGCGCATACTTGCGATTCTATGAGATAACCCAAGGATCTGCCAAGGCCAAAACATTTGATGACTTTGCTGGCAGTTCGTTTTATCGTGCGTTTGTAAAGTTTGGCCGGCACATACAGGCCATTCGTGCTGTAAACCCACCAAGATTTATAGAGTGGGTTGTGAGACAGAACAAAAAGATTGACAACTGGTGCAATGATGCAGTGTATACCGAGTACTTGAACGAGTACTTGCGTGTGGAAAACATAGCTGATGCATTGACTCGTGCAATTGAAGAAGCCCAGATATGGCAAGAAAAAACACAAAACCCACTAGCAGACTACTTGCGGTATGGCAATGACAATGCCTTGTGTTATGCGGTGAGTACCGGGCGTGTTAGTGCCTGGATTTTGTACAATTGTGATTCGGGCAACGAATTTCTAGCACGTATAAATCCAAGTCAATTGGCCATAATATGGTCATGCATTGATACAGACTTTTGGAGCAAAAAGTTCAAGGACAATCCAGATGAAGTTGACTATGTGCGAAATATTTTAAAACAAACAGGCTGGTGATGATTTATATCGACTTCCAACCAGGTGCCCATGGCGCTTATCTAGAGTATGTGTGCAATCACTTTATTGCTGGCCTGGACACAAATGGACCGCCCTTTGATACAAAAGGATCATCGCATGGCAGCTGGCACATACCGGGATCACCAGTGGAATTTTTGTCAGGGCACCATTACACTGATTTATCAATCTTGCCCAATGACTACAACATGTTGTCAATTCAGCTATTGCCCGATGACCTATTGCCGTTGATGTCTATATGTTTGTTGCGAGCAGGCGGGCTTGGCATTGACAATGAGTTGCTGGAACAAAACACATTCCACAAGCTCAACAACTCTAGTTACAAACCCGCCCTGGATAACATTATTGACAAGTTTTTTAAAAATCAACTTCGAGATAGTTATCAAGCAGTCAAAGATGAATCCTGGCCAGATATTGCTACTGTAGATGAATTCAATCAGTTGCCGGCCTGGATACAAACCGAGTGTATGACCACACACAACTTGAAATTGTTGACACTGACCAGTGAGCAGCCAGACTGTCCTAGATATATTCTACGAGAATTTTTTAAGCTGGCATTCAAGATCCCAGATCAGTCATGGCCAATGTTAATACAACAGCAAATGAATTACAACACAAACGGTAATGTTTTTGTAATTCCATACACAAGTTTTTACAAAACTGATTTGTTTGCAGAACAATTAAAAAAAGTTGCCCAAACTTTTGGGTTTGACTTTGTTCCCAGTCATGAATTTATATCTGTACACAACGAGTTCCTAAAACGACAGCCCTACAAGTACACCAAGACCGAGTGTGACTTTTTGTTTAACAGTATAGTAACTGGTGAAAGTTTTGTGATATCTGGCCTGGACCTCTTGCAAGAAAGTTATCTAAGTGCTAAACTAGAACTACATTACAACAAAGAGTTGCCATTTGAGCAAACACAGTGGTTTACTCACAGCAGTCAAATACACCAGTACTTTAATAAGACACCATGAGCGCAGACATTGACATTGATTTTGCTGACAGAAACAAGATATTGTCCTTGATTCAGCACACTCCAGCCGCGCAAGTTGTGCAGGAGCAGGTGCGACGTCACAACTCCGGGGTGTATGTAACAGACATACCTTATGATCCTGTGAACCAGTGTTCGGCAATTGAATATGAGGAAGCTGAACACCGTGGGTATTTTAAAATAGATTTTTTAAACATGGGTGTGTATCAATTGATAAACAGCCCTGCGCACTATCAACAAATGTTAACAGCCACACCCCCGTGGACTAGGCTATGGCTAGATCCCGAATGGAGTCAGCAGCTGGTGCACGTGGGAAATTATACCAATTTATTACAGAGCATGAAACCGGACAGTATCCCTAGAATGGCAGCATTTATCTCGTTGATACGCCCGGGCAAAGCACATTTACAAAACAAAAGCTGGGATCAAATTTTTGATGAAGTTTGGGACGGCAACTCTACCCGAGGGTATACTTTTAAAAAGTCGCATGCAGTGAGTTATGCAGCCTTGGTGGCTTTGCACATGAATCTGCTTAATTGATGGTAGCGTTGTTAATCTGGGCGTTTGACCAGAGTAATGGATCTGCGTTTGCTTTTTCTACGAGAGATATCGTTAAGGCTGCACACTGGCCCATGCAAGATTTCAAGATCCTTGTTGGCAAACGTTCTTAGATACAAACGGAACGGATCCCACTCATTTTTAAGAAATATATTGATAGGTATGCTACGATTGCTTTCCCACCACCAGACAGATGCCAGCTCAAGAAACACTTTTTTCTGAACTGGATCAACTATCATACCAAAGTCATAGATGGTGGTAACCACCTCGTCTCGGTTTTGTACCACACCCAGATATTCAGCGTCTGCGTACACGCATAGCGTGATAAAAGGGTATCGCTCTGTTAGAGTCTTAAAGACATTTTCGCCCATAAATATTGTTGGAGATTCCTATGTATGCAACCACAGCCTATTTATATCAGCAAATTCAGACCGTACTTTTGGTTGACGTTACGGGGGCCTATTTCGATCGGAGATGGAAGCCAGTGTACGCAAAATCATTAACCCTTAACCTTGGGGTGGACAATGTGATATTGTTCCAGTTCCAAAATCAAGATCAAAAGCCCGTGAACATCACCGGAGCGACTTTCACGTTCCGTATTATCAGTCAGGATGGGCAAAATCTTTTGTACGCAAAAGAACTTGTAAGTCTCAGCAACACGCTGGGTCGATCCAAAGTAACCATACCAGCTGCGGACACAGCGTATTTTCAAGCACAACCAGCAAGCTGGAGCATTGAAATTTCATCGGGGGTGTTAAACCAAGCAGTGTTTACTGATGACTACAGTGGAGCCAGGGGAGACATCAACATTGTTAATTCTGTATTCCCAGCGTTTGTTGCAAGTCAAGTGCTGACTATTCCCAGTCAAGCACCTGACAGCTCAATTTACTACACCAGTACCTTGACCACCGATGGCTCTAGCTTGACCACATTCCAACTGGATCCAGTTGATTTTACTGGGACAGTTGCAGTTCAGGGTGCAACAGATGCAACTTCAAACACTGTGGAATGGTATTCTATTCCCTTTGAAGACTTGCAATCTGGCAATACTGTGTCCGAATTAACATTTACCAATGCTACTGATCGTCGCGGCATCAACGTTGAAGGATATCATCCTTATTTGCGATTGGAACTTGGAATCAACAACGGCAACGTTGATCTCATCACATATAGATAATTTGCCCGAGAGGAGTTGATTTCCCGGGGCAAGTGTGTTATACTTGTTTGATGATAGATATAGTCCAATACTTGCCAGGTAAGAGAAAGCAAACTCCATCGGGCTGGATTAGTTTCAATGCAGTTTGTTGTTCCCATAACGGGGAAAAACAAGACAAGCGTCAACGTGGTGGGCTCAAAGCTAATGAGCAAGGCTGGAGTTATCATTGTTTCAACTGTGGCTACAAAGCCAGTTTTATTCTGGGACGCAACGTATCATACAAGGCCAAGAAACTGTTGAGTTGGCTGGGAGTGCCCGACAGCGAGATTGAGCATTTGAATCTTGAAAGTTTGAAGTATAAAAATATACATGGCATACTGGAAGATCGCCAACGCATAGTTAACAATCTAGCAGACATCAAATTTGAAGAGTTTGACGAGTTTCCTCCCTATGCCGAACCAGTGAGCCCCGAGCATCAGGTTCAGTGGGAGTACCTGAGATCAAGATGTGCACCAGATGATTACCCGTTTTTAACAGCAGTGCAAAACGACAACATCCACTGGACACGCCCACAAGTGATCATTCCCTTTACATGGGATAACACAGTAGTTGGGTGGAGTGCTAGGATGCTGGATAACAAAATCCCTAAGTACATCAATCATACACAACCGGGATATGTATTTGGTACTGACTTACAACATTCTGATTGGGAACATGTGCTGGTCATGGAAGGTGTGTTTTGTGCACTATCTATATCGGGCTTGGCTGTGATGCACAGCACAATCAGTGATACACAGGCAAGGCTTATACGCAATTTGGGTAAACAAGTCACTGTGATCCCTGACCAGGACAAGGCCGGGATTGACTTGATTGACCGTGCAGTGGAACTGGGCTGGGCAGTTAGTATTCCCAACTGGGGCAATTGCAAAGATGTAAACGATTCTGTAATAGCACATGGTAAGCTGGCAACATTGGTAATGATCATGCAAGCTAGAGAAACTAGCAAGATCAAAATTGAAATGCGCAAAAAGCAACTGTTGAAAAAGTTGACACAGCATGACAGCTAGCATACTAATCTTTGGATTGCCAAGAACTGCCACAACGGTGCTACAGCTTACATTGGCTAGATTGTTTAATTTTAAAAATTTAAACGAACCGTTCTGTGGAGACGAAATTGCACATGATGTCTATACCTGGGCAGCCGGACAAAAATCTTCAGTGATGAAACTATTGAGCACCAATTTATATCAACACAATACCACTGCTGTTGACATAATTAAGTTGCTTGCAGAAGTACCAATGCAGTTAGTAGTAACAACACGAAATAATCTAGTTGATTGTTGTGCCAGTCTTTACTATGCTGAGCAGGTGGTTGATAAGTTTCACTACTCGCGATTTGAAACAGTTGAACCAGTTGAATTTACCGTCAACATGAATTTTTTAAATTCTTGGCTTGCTGAACATCGTCGGTATCATCAAGTTATTGCTGATTTAAAATCACACCAGATACCATACGATATATTTGACTACGATTTATATTTGAACAATGTTCCACAACTAATTTTGGGAAAAACTGTAGTTCAACAGAATTTTAATTTTGTGCATGCAGACATAAATTACTCTAATTTGTGCACAAATTATCAGGAAGTAAAAACAATAATAGATACCCATGTGCTTGGGTTGACTTGATTAAGGAAACAACTTGTTAAAAGAGTACGGACTTGATGTCCAAAAATTATTTTTAGAAATGATGTTAGAGGATGCGGCCAGTTATGTTCGCGTACAAAATATCTACAACCCAGAAAACTTTGATAAAAGTTTGCGCAAAGCCGCAGAGTTTATTAAAGAACACAGCAACACATACAAGACATTACCTGACCGATCACAAATTGCAGCCGCATGCAATGTAACGTTGGCACATGTGCCCGACTTGAACGAGGGGCATTTTGAATGGTTCATGGCAGAATTTGAATCATTTACCAAACGACAAGAGTTAGAACGTGCGATTCTCAAGGCAGCAGACATGCTTGAGAAAGGAGACTTTGATCCTGTTGAGAAACTAATCAAAGACGCAGTGCAAATTTCGCTTACCAAGGACATGGGTACAGATTATTTTGCTGACCCCAAGGCCCGTATTGAAAAGTATTTCAACTCAGGCGGCCAAGTTAGCACAGGTTGGCCACAACTAGACAGATTGTTGTACGGTGGCTTTAGTCGAGGCGAGTTGAATATTTTTGCAGGTGGCTCTGGATCAGGCAAGTCACTTGTGATGATGAACATTGCGCTGAACTGGTTGCAACAAGGACTCAGCGGTGTGTACATCACGCTGGAACTGTCAGAAGAGTTAACTTCTCTGAGAACTGACGCTATGTTGACCAGTATGAGCACCAAAGACATTCGCAAAGACATTGATACCACCGAACTCAAGGTTAAAATGGTGGGGAAGAAGTCGGGGCAGTATCGAGTAAAAGGTTTGCCAGCACAAAGCAACATCAATGATGTGCGCAGTTACTTGAAAGAAGTACAAGTGCAAACTGGTATCAAAGTGGACTTTGTGATGGTTGACTATCTTGATTTGTTGATGCCAGTGAGTGCAAAGGTCAGTCCCAACGACTTGTTTGTCAAGGACAAATATGTAAGTGAGGAATTACGAAACTTGGCCAAGGAACTTGGCATATTGCTGGTCACAGCAAGTCAGTTGAATCGTAGTGCGGTGGAAGAAATTGAGTTTGATCACTCACACATTTCAGGCGGCATTTCAAAGATTAACACAGCAGATAATGTGTTTGGCATCTTTACGTCACGTGCCATGAAAGAACGTGGCAAGTATCAGATTCAGTGTATGAAGAGTCGTAGTTCAACAGGTGTAGGACAAAAAATTGATTTGGAATACAACATTGAAACCATGCGCATTACAGACGAAGGCGGCGACCAAGAAAACAGTGGCGGATTTTTTAATAAACCCAGCATATACGAGTCTATCAAGGCCAAGAGTCAAGCCAAGGCCGCCGATGAAGTTGAAGGCAATGCTAGTAGTAAATCAACCTGGGAAAAGGCAACAGGCACACCGGCCTGGGAACAAGCACCCAAAGTTGCAGCCGAAGTGCAGAGCAGCAAGCTCAAACAATTGCTGGGACAAATCAAACAATCATAATTTAAACAATTCCTAATATTAAATATTATCCCATAAATAAAAAAAAGGTTTTGGTTATTATGCAAAAGAAAACTCGCAGCATTCTAGAAGAACTAGACGCTATTTACGTTGAACGCAATGCAAATCGAGATCGCCAATACATCATTGAAAGTCGTGCGAGTAATGTTATTGCCTCGGCCATACGATTAATTGAACAGATTGAGGAATCTTACTCGGAAGATCAAGCCGAGAATCTAGTTCGAAAGTTGTTGAATGCTATCCGGGATCGTGATTCAACAAAATTTACCCGCAGTGTTAGGAAAAGTGATGCTAGCTGAAGGCGGAAATGTATTTAAAGACGCAAGCGGTCAGCCACTGACACAGCGCATCAACAAAGCCGATGTACCGGGCACAGTCAACTGGTTGGAAAAAATAAGCGGTCTTGATTTTTCCAGTGCAATTGATCAAGAAACACAGATGCCAGTCAAGTGGTTGGGCAGTACTGGAAAAGCACCCACATCAGGCGACATGGATCTTGCTGTAGACAGCAACGAAATCTCTAAAGATGAAGTATTTGCAAGACTAAACAAATGGGTCACAAGCATGGGTCAAGATCCCAAGCTTTGGATCAAAAAAGGTGGCGAGGTTCATTTGAGAACTCCCATCAATGGAGACCCCAAGCAAGGGTATGTTCAAACAGATTTTATGTTTTTCCCCAACGTAGACTGGGGAGTGTTCTACTATGGTGGCGGCACAAATTCAGTCTACAAGGGCATGACTCGAAACGTGTTGTTGAGTAGCCTAGCCAAGCACAGCGGACTCAAGGTTGGCGCTAATGGAGTGATTGATCGACAAACAAATCAAGTGGTGTCGCTGGATCCTGATCAATTGGCTCGAACCATACTGGGCAACAATGCCACAAAAGATAATCTTAAAAATGTTGAGAGTATCTACGCCACTCTAGACAAGGATCCAAATCGAGATGCCAAGTTAACAGACTTCCGCGAATATCTTGCTCGTGAGGGATTGAAAGAACCCGGACAGGTACAAGAGAGTGAAGGCGGTTTCATGGCACGTCTGCGTGACAGAATTATCAATCAAGGATACCACATTATCATTGAAGATGAAGCACCTGTCAAGAAAAAAGACCCTAGAATACCACACCCCGAAGATGCGTTTTTTCTAGGCGGCAGTACTGCGGCCAGCAAAGCCATACAAGACCTTCAAGGGGCAATTGCCAATGCCAGCAAAACTACCATCAAGTGGGACGGTAAACCTGCCTTGATCTGGGGACGATTGCCCAATGGCCGCTTGGCTGTAATGGACAAGTACATGTTTGATGCCAAGTATCCGGCACAGAGTCCCGAGGACTGGGTCAAGTATGATCAACAGAAAAAATCTGGCAACTTAAGAACAGACCTGTATCCCAAACTCAAAGCAATATGGCCAGGCCTGGATGCAGCCACAGTGGGTCCAGGATTCTACTGGGGCGATCTAATGTGGGCCGGCGAGTTGAAACCACAAGGTGGCAACTACACATTCAAACCCAATCTTGTGCAATACACAGTGCCCGCTAATAGCGAACTTGGGCAGACTATCCCCGGCAAAACTGGGGGCATAGTTGTACACCAACAGTTTGCCAATCTCGGCGATCAAACAGCGCAAGTTTGGGACGGCAAGGGTCTGCAAAATGTGCAAGGTGGCGTTGATATTATCAAGCCCAATGTTGGTATCACATTCAAATTAACTGCACCACCTGGATTGATCAACTCGGCCAAGCAAGCAGTCAGCACCTATGGCACAGCAGTGGACAACTTGTTGAATTCTCTTCCAGCCAGCACACGAGCTCAAATGCAAACATACTTTAATCAGCGCATCATTGGGGGCACAACTCTCAGCATGCCCAACTGGTTAAAAACAAAATCCAGTGCTAAACAATACAGCGACCTGGTTACAGGTAACCCAGATGCAAGTGGGCAATACAATGCCAAAACTAATAATGTTCCAGGCAAGTTATACACACTAGATGCAGCAAATAAACCGGTACCAAGTCAAGCCCATGTAGGGTTGTTGGCTATATGGAATGCAATTTATAATTTAAAATTGAATCTAGCCCAGCAACTGGAACAACAAGTGCAAGGACTTGGCCAAAGCACAGCTGGTGCTGCCGAGGGTGAGGGCTTTGTTGTGCCAACAAAAACTGGATTGGTAAAGTTAGTAAATCGTGGCGTATTTTCAGCAGGAAACGCCGCACAAAACAACCCCAAGTAAGTGTTTTTTGATATCTGGTATAAATAAGTGTAGGGCTAAGGCCCATTAACAATTAGGAGATTCAAAATGGCATATTTTCCACCTTTCAATGGTGATGCGCAACCAGTATTTGCGCTAGACATCAACAACGGTCCTCAGACCGGTAACATCGGCGCTACTGATGCACTAGTGCAGATGGCTGGTCCTAAACTAGACTTTTTCAAAATTCTAGTCAAAGACGGTTCTGCTGGCGCAATTGATTTGCGTGACCAACTTGGTACCTATTCGGGCGGCGTGTTCACTCCGGGTGTTGTGGTTCAAATCAACCAAGACATTCAGAAGACAGCTACTATTGCTATGTACCAGGTCGAAGGCGACAACACAGGTCAAATCTCTGTTGGCGTGTACCCAAGCGGTGCTTGGACTGCGGCCACATTGCAAACCAGCCTGCAGGCATTGGGCAACGTGCAGATCACTTCTAGCGATGGCACAGTTACTGGTGTTAACGTGTCCGGCACATTGGTCACAAACCCAGGCTTCAAACTAGCCTAATCAATTCTAAATTGATAAAAAACCCTGGATTAATTCCAGGGTTTTTCTTGGCCGTTAAATACAGGCCATGGCCCATCAAATAAAATGCAAAACACTTTTTGACATCACCGCAACCGGGGTGAGAAGTCACTACAAAAGTTCACGCATACCCTTTGTTGATGATAGCGGAACCACCATCAGCAATATCGATGACTGGCATCATGCTAGAAATCAACAACGAAATTGGGAAACATTAAACCAATTGATCTCGTTGCGAGTGTTACCAGATGACATAACAAATCCGGTGATTGTCACGCACGATACCACACAATACTGGCAATTTGATTTTGTTATTGAATCAATTGAAACCATTACATTAGCAGACAATCCAGTGGGCGCACTGATTCAAGACTGCCGTGATGTTCCTATGATTCTGGATCTAACAGAATCTAGTCAAATTGTCTCTACTCTAGTACCCGACGGTGTCAATCCGAATATATGGTTCTGGTGTAATCCCGCTAAATAAAAAAAAGGATTTGTATGTCTGATGCTACAGAAATAGAGAAGAAAAACCTTGAAGCCCATGTTGAGCTCTGTGCCGAGAGGTATCGGTTTATTGAAGAAAAACTAGAGTCTCTTGAAGGAAAAATTTCAAGTTTGGTAGCGTCTATATCGTCAGTACAACATACAGTTGAAGCAATGGCATCTAAAAACAATGATCGTGTTGTTACCTGGGGAGTTGGTATCATTGGCATTTTGGTTGCAGCATGTTCATATCTGTTGACCCAGTACGTGTTTAAATAATCACACCAATGATCACTCAGACAACATTCAACCGCCTAGAACAGCTTTTGTCTGCCGACTATGAGTTGGCCAAGAACAACATGATTATCAACACTGGTCAAGGATACGAAGTCTTTGATCGATATACTATTATTAAAAATATCGACACAGTTGAAGTTAAAAAACGTCACGGTGAGACACTGTGTTTTAACAATATCAGAACAGCCCTGAGCTGGTGCATTGCAGACAAATATAGACAACATCGTCTAGCAGATGAAATCACTCTGCTAGACACTAAACGCCGCCGTCTCAGAGACGATGTGAGTTTTTCTTCCCAGTTAACAAAAACGTTTCGTAATCCAGAAATACGCGAAACTGCACTAACCAAATTAGAAGCTAAAAAAGGGCTTTTAAAGACAGTTGAAATCGGACTAGACAAATGTGCCGATTTGGCTAAATATTGGCAAATAAGAGGATTTAACGATGAAATTGAACGAACTAGGCGCCCTGCGTCAAACAAAGACAATCGCCAAAGTATTCGAAACACACCTAGGTAAACGCCTGGCGGTCGAATCTATGAACCCTATGCAGGCACAACACATGTTGCGCCGTGTACGTTCACTGGTGAAAGAAGCCAGATCTACTCCGGACTTTTATCAAAGTCAACAAGATCCTAGCTACCTAAAGCTAATCATGATGGAGCAAGCTCTGCAAAGTCATCTAGCTGAAGTGGGAGAAGCACCAATGGCAATTGATGTCAACGATGCCAAGACCAAGCAGACTATACAAAAAGCCAGCAATGGTCAAACGCTAAATCCTGAAGAGCAAAAAACCATGACTGCAATTGCTCTCATGAAAAAGGAAGGCGCAAAAACAAAGCGCATGGTCAAGGAAAGCGAAATTCAAACTGCACAAGTTGTTTTGGCCAGTCAGGACATGTTGGATCGTGTGCAAAAAATGACTGAAGAAATTTCTGAAATGCAGTTTAAAGACTTGCCAGCATTGACTGATAGTATCAAAAACGACATGGGCACTGAACAGGCCACTGCATTCCAAGCACAAGCAAGTGCGGCACTTAGTACATTGCTCAGCGCAGTACAGCAAGGCAAAACACAACTTGAAGCAGCTCAAGCATCAATTACTGGTACAGCTCCAATTGTACCTGGTGAGGATGACGCCGCGGGAGATACTGATTTTTCTGCATTGGATCCTATGGCAGCCCCTGATGCAGAAATTGACGCAGAAGTTGATGTTGATGTTGAGCCTGAACCTGATGACAACACCGAAGTTAAATCGTCACTAGGTCGTGAGCGCCGATAATGCGAATAGATGAACTAACAGCCCCTGTTGATTCTGCCAGACTGGCTGCATTAGCTGAATTTTTGCTAGGAAGAGCATCTGATTCAGATGCCCCCAAAACAATTTCAACTGATGCATTTATTCAATTGGCTCACGGCATGGGTATTAGTTTATCACGTCAGCAACTGATGACATTGAGCCAACAACCTCCGCTGAGTGGGGTGATAGCCAATGTTGAACCAAATGAAATACAGTTTCGTGGTGCCGAACCCGAGGTTGACGATTCTGACATGAGTGTTGACCAAGCCCGGGCCACGGTAGATAAGATGGCCAAACGTGCAGCTAAATCTTGACGCAGACCGGGTAATAATACCCAAATTAGAATTTTATATCACAAATGTTTGCAACTTGGCTTGTCCAAGTTGTAATCGTTTCAACGACTTTGATTTCAAAGGTTGGCAAAACTGGGATGACTATGCTGAGACTTACTCTAAATGGGCCACCAAAATCAAACCTGAGCAAATAGTCATACTCGGTGGCGAGCCTTTGCTAAACCCATCTCTAATCAAGTGGGTAACTGGAATCAATGCTATTTGGGATTGCAACGTACAAATATTAACAAACGGGTATCGTCTCAATCATGTCAGTGGGTTATATCAATTGTTTTTAAAAAACAAAAGTGAGTATTCAGCAGTGCGTAACCTACACACTCGATCCAATCACACCATGGGCAACTGGCTAGGTGTCAGTTTACACAACATGGCAGAATTTGACGACATTGATAAAATAATTAGACAATTTCTGCAAGGTCGGGCTGAGGTTCTTATTGGGCGTGATTTAAATCCCTTCAATGCCGACTACTGTTACGTAGATAATGAGAATAAGATTAGAATTCCAGTCTGGATTCAGAATGAGTTTTTGCCAAGTGCAATAACCAAACATCCTGACGGTAGTTATTCAGTTTGCAACAACAACCCAATTCAGGCACATGACGGATGTGGGTTTGCTACGAACAAAAATTATCATTTCATACGCGGTGCGTTGTACAAATGCGGCCCAGTGGCACTGATGCCAGAATTTGACCTTCAACACAAACTAACATTGTCAGATTCGGACCGGGAATTGTTACACAGCTACCGGCCCCTTACCATTGATGAATTTGACCAGTCTGGGCGTGAGTTTTTGGCCAACATTGATAACGTAATACCTCAATGCAAATTTTGCCCAGTTGCTGGCAAATCAATAATGATTCACCCAGTACAAAAATCCAAACGACCCAAGTAGTAAATACACATACTGATTGTCGCCCAAGATGGTTGACTTTGTAGTCGGCAGGTAGTATACTTGTAGCTAGCAGCCTTTTAAAGGAAACGTTATGAAAAAAATACTTTTAGCATTGTCATTATTGGTATCTGCATCACTGGCAACAGCACAAGATGTCTATGTGGTAAACGTGCAACCAAGATTTGTCACTGTGCAACAACAACAATGTCATGTTCAGGAATTTTATCGCGAAAGCAACACAGGCTCTGGTACCATTGGAGCCGTGGCTGGAGGATTGCTAGGCAGCACACTTGGTAGCAATCGAAATGATCAAGTGGCAGGCACTGTGATTGGAGCATTGATAGGCGGCGCCATTGGCAATGAAGTTGGGCGAGATTCAAATAGAATAGAACAAAGACAAGTGTGCCGATTTACTCCTGTTCAAATTCAACAAGGTGAAATAGTTACATTTAACTATCGCGGACGAATGTTTACTCAAACATTTAACAGTAACTAATAACAGGAGAGCACAATGGCTTACAGTGAAAAAGTAGTTGATCATTACGAAAACCCACGCAATGTGGGCAAAATGGATATTGATGATACTGTGGGCACTGGCATGGTTGGTGCACCTGCTTGCGGTGATGTAATGAAACTACAGATAAAGGTTGACCATGTTACAGGTGTTATTACAGATGCAAAATTTAAAACGTATGGCTGCGGATCGGCTATCGCGAGCTCAAGCCTCGTTACAGAATGGGTCAAAGGAAAAACACTCGACGAAGCAGGATCAATCAAAAATTCCCAAATCGCCGAAGAACTAGCCCTTCCCCCAGTCAAGATACATTGTAGTATTCTAGCAGAAGATGCTATCAAGGCCGCAGTGGCCGATTACAGAAGCAAACACTGATGATTTCAATAACTGACAAGGCAGCTTGCAAAATTAAAACATCTTTGGCCAAGCGTGGATCAGGCCTGGGCATACAAGTTGGCGTCCGCACTACTGGTTGTTCGGGCCTTGCCTATGTGTTGGAATACGTGGACAATCCTCATTTGCACTGTGTTCAACATTATGACAGCAATGGTGTGAGAATTTTTATAGATCCCAAAAACAAGCCGTATCTTGACGGAACAGTTATTGATTTTGTGCGCAACGGACTAAATGAGGGATTTGAATTTAGCAATCCAAATGAACGTGACCGTTGTGGCTGTGGAGAAAGTTTTCGAGTGAAATGAACAATTACTGGCAACGCGGATATATACCCAAAATATCTTCTAGGTGCGGTGCCACTTTGTTTTGGTCTGGAACTGATACTGAGGAAAACTTTAAAAAATCTCCCAAGCCTGGATACACCAAAACCTCCATTGTTTACAAATACAACAGCTATGGATATCGTACTAGAGAGTTTGACCTAACCAATTCAATTCCAAGTATTATTTGCATAGGATGTAGCTTTACTGAAGCAATAGGAATAAACTACGAAGACAGTTGGGTTGCACAGATTGAAAAGAATTTCCCACAACACGTAGTTTATAATTTTGGGGTTGGCGGAAGCTCAGGTGATGCAGTTGCTCGCACATTATACAATATCAGTGGAGTAATCACTCCCAGCATTGTATTTGTGCTATGGACAGATATCTACAGGTACGAACAATATCAAGAATTAAAAATAGCAACAGTGTATCCACATGTGCAAAATGGATACACTCCAACAATGTTAACAGATGAAAATTTTAATAACATACGACAGAGAAATCGTGCCATGGTAGGACTACTTGCCACAGTTAATAATTACACAGTCTACGAACACAACATACATGACTTTGACATGAGCATTCATGACCAAGGACGAGACGACCACCCGGGACCACAATGGCATGCTGAAATGGCCAGAACTTTTTTAAAAAAATATGATCAACACAAGATATAACTATGCACCGCTTAATCGAACAACTGTTGAAGGAAAGCGACACTATTGTTTGCCTGACGGTTCTAAAGTGCCCAGCGTTACTACCATCCTAGATCGCACCAAGCCTGAGGAAAAACGTCAAGCTCTTGCTAACTGGAAAAAGAGAGTAGGCGAAGTCAAGGCGCAAGAAATTACCACAGAAGCAGCCAGCCGAGGCACACGAATGCATGCTTATCTTGAGCACTATGCATTGCAAACAGATATGAAGCCCTTGCCTGGTAATCCCTTTGCTCATCCCAGTTGGTTCATGGCCGCAGAAGTTATTCTACAAGGCTTGTGCAATGTGGATGAATTTTGGGGAGTAGAAGTTCCTGTGTACTACAGTGGGCTTTACGCTGGCACAACAGACTGCCTTGGTATTTGGAAAGGGCAACCTGCAATTATTGATTTTAAGCAAACAAACAAGCCCAAAAAACGTGAGTGGATTGACGACTATTTTATTCAACTTGCAGCCTATGCAGCCGCACACAATCACACTCATGGCACAGACATAAAAACAGGGGTGATCATGATGGCCATGCAGCCAGCTGAGTTACCCGACGGATCACTGGATAAACCTGTGTATACAGAGTATGTGATCAAAGACGATGAATTTGCACACTGGCATAACGAGTGGCTCAAACGGGTTGAAATGTATTACTTGGTCAGCTAAATACTGACAAATAGAGGAATTCCAAGTGGCTATAGTACAAATCTCCCAGATTACGCAAAGAAAAGGGTACTCCGAAGACCTGCCGCAGTTGGCCGGCGCTGAATTGGGCTGGTGCCTAGACACACGCCAGCTATTCATTGGTAACGGTACCTTACAAGATGGTGCCCCGGTTATTGGCAACACCGAGGTACTGACTGAATTCTCAGACATCACAGTTCTCACCAATTACACCTACAAAGACATAGCAGTGGGATACGAGGCTCAAACCGGCGAGTCACCATCAAGCCCGATTGTGCGTACACTACAAGCCACGCTGGATGACTATGCTAGTGTGCGAGATTTTGGTGCTATTGGTGACGGACTAGCTGATGACACTGCGGCAATCAACCGAGCCTTGTTTCAATTGTATTGCCGAGAGACCAATACGCAGATTCGTCGAAGTTTGTTTTTCCCAGCCGGTACTTATAGAACCAGTTCACCCATTGTAATTCCTACCTATGCCAAACTAATTGGTGAAGGCGCCGACTGTTCAATCATTTATTTAGACACACAAGACAGCAGTGTACCTGCGTATGTGGCACAGTATGGTGATAGTTTACAACAGACTGGGGTAAACATTGGCACCAACGGAGCAACGCCGCCAAAGCACATTGAGATAAATTCAATGACTTTTCAATCAGCTGAATCAACTGATGTTTTCCTAGTTGATCGCGCATCGCAGTGTTGGTTTGACAGTGTGTATTTTGTTGGTGCCTTGTCCTTGACAGACGTTGAGAACTCAGGAATTACCCCATTACCAAACAATGCTGCGGTGAGATTCGCCAGCGACGGAGTGTTAACCTGTACTGACATTACATTTGACAAATGCGGATTTACTAATACCACTTATGCATTTAACACCACCGCAGGCATGTACGGAATCACTGTGTCCAACAGTTTGTTTAACATATTATATCAAGGCATTGTACTAGACGTCAACCCCAGCAACTTCCGTGCACTACACAATGTGTTTGACAATATCTACGCAGAAGCAATTTCATATGGAGATATCAATCTCAACGTGTCGGCGTATAATGCGTTTAACAATGTAGGCTTTGGTATCAGCAACACTGGTCCAATATCACCGGTTATTACCTTTAACAATGACAACAATGTGTCGGTGCATGACTTGTTCACTAGATCAGATGCAGATGCCTACACAATCCCCCGAATAGAAATTATTACAGCTGGGCAGACCATGTCGGGTGGCACTCAGTTGCAGATGGGAGCATACACTAGAGAAACAGGTAAAACAGTCACATTGGTCAACAACGTGGTCAATCAGACTATTTTATCTGTTAATCAATTGTATACCAAGGCGTTTCAAATGCAGTACTCTATTCAACGCGACAGCAATATTCGTTACGGTATTTTGACCGTGACCGGCAACGGTGGTAATTACAACGACGACTATACTGAAAATTCTAGCACCGGCATCACTTTGTCGGCTACACAAGCTGGAAATCAGATATCGGTGTTGTTTACATCATCTAACACTGGTGTAGACGGAACTTTAACTTACTCTATTTCACACCTATCCTAATGTGGCCAAACACGTTTGAAGAACAGTTGGCAGATTGGCACCAACTGCGTACTAATCTTGCCACCGCTGACATTGCAACTCAAGTGGCAGTGATCAATGACTGGTGGTTTCGCGTACCAATAGTTGCTAGACATTTAAAATGGGACGAGGTCAAAAACTGGCCCGGCCCCTGGGATCTATTGGCCGACAACACCTATTGTGAGCTTGCTCGCGGGCTTGGAATGCTGTATACTATGTTGATGATTAACAACCTAACAGACATACACGCATCACTTGTTCAAACAAAAACTGATAATTTAGTCCTAATTGAACATGGGAAATATATAATGAATTGGGCACCCAGGGTAGTGTTAAATATCGAATCCACACAACTCACCATCCAACGCCAGCTGGATAGTTCAATTTTACATCAACATCTAGGCTGAATAAATGACACAAACACAAGTACAAAAACGCAACGGCAATCGCGAGCCATTAAACATTGAAAAATTACATAAAGTGGTATTTTGGGCCACACAAGGAATCACAGGAGTATCAGCATCTGAAGTTGAAATCAAAAGCCAACTGCAATTTTATAATGGTATCCCAACTGCAAACATTCAAGAGACCTTGATCAAAAGTGCAGCTGATCTAATCAGCGAGGATACTCCAAATTATCAGTATGTTGCTGGCCGCTTGATTTGCTATCACATACGCAAACAAGTGTACAACACATTCACTCCATGCCATTTGCATGAACTGGTCAAGCTCAATGTTGAGCGTGGGTTCTACGATGCTGAACTATTGACCACTTACTCAGCAGACGAGTGGGATCGCATCAATAGTTTTGTACGCCACGAACGTGACGAAAATCTTACCTATGCTGCCATGGAACAATTCCGTGGCAAGTACCTGGTGCAAAATCGTGTTACCAAAACCATATACGAAACCCCACAAGTGGCGTATGTGTTGATTGCTGCCACATTGTTCAGTAAGTATCCAGCCAGCACCCGCTTGGCCTACGTCAGAGACTATTACGATGCAATTAGCACACATCAAATCAGTTTACCAACTCCAGTCATGGCAGGTGTGCGAACTCCGCAACGTCAATTCAGTTCATGTGTGTTGATTGAAACTGGTGATAGCCTAGACAGCATCAATGCCACAACTTCTAGCATTGTCAAGTATGTGAGCCAAAAAGCCGGCATTGGCATCGGGGGCGGGCGCATCCGAGCACTTGGAAGTCCCATACGCAACGGCGATGCTTATCACACTGGCGTGGTTCCTTTTTACAAGATGTTCCAAGCCGCCACTCGTAGTTGCAGTCAGGGTGGGGTTCGTAACGGTGCTGCCACCATGTATTATCCCATATGGCACCTTGAAGTTGAAGACTTGATGGTGTTAAAAAACAACAAAGGTACAGAAGATAATCGTGTGCGCCACATGGATTACGGTGTGCAGTTCAACAAGTTAATGTACGAACGCTTGCTGTCAGGTGGAGATATCACATTGTTCAGCCCACATGATGTGCCAGAAATGTACGAAGCATTTTTTAACGATCAAGATCGATTCCGTGAATTGTACGAGTCAGCTGAACGCAGTACCAAGCTAAGAAAGAAAAAACTCAAGGCAATTGATCTGTTTACTACTTTCATGCAAGAGCGCAAGGATACCGGACGAGTATATTTACAAAACGTTGATCATGCCAACACTCACAGCAGCTTCAAGTCTGATTTGGCACCAGTTAAAATGAGCAATCTCTGCTGTGAAATCACACTGCCAACCAAGCCGTTAAATGATGTCAATGACACCGATGGTGAAATTGCATTGTGTACTCTTAGTGCATTGAATTGGGGTGTGTTTCGTAATCCCGAGGACATGCAAAAGGCCTGCAATCTAGCAGTGCGCGGTCTTGATGCACTGTTGAGTTATCAACATTATCCAATTCTGGCAGCACAGATGGCCACCGAAGCACGTAGGCCACTTGGCGTTGGTATTATTAACTTTGCTTACTGGTTGGCCAAGCATGATCTAAGTTACAGCAATCCTGCATCTCTAGCTGAAGTAGATCGTTGGGCCCAGCACTGGAGTTATTATTTGATCAAGGCCAGTGCTGACCTGGCAGCAGAATTTGGTGCATGTCCCAAGAGCAACGAAACAAAATATCATGATGGCGTGTTGCCAGTTGACACGTACAAGCAAGAAGTTGATGAGTTGTTACCGCATACTGATTGTGTGGATTGGGAAGGTCTCCGCGAACAATTGCGCCGAACAGGGATTCGAAACAGCACACTAATGGCTCTGATGCCAGCTGAGACCAGCGCACAAATTAGCAACAGTACCAATGGTATCGAGCCTCCCCGTAGCTATGTATCAATCAAACAAAGCAAGGATGGTGTGTTAAAACAAGTGGTGCCAGAGTATAGAAGACTAAAAAACAAGTACGAGTTGTTGTGGGATCAAAAAAGCCCCGAAGGCTACTTGAACATCATGGCAATTTTGCAAAAATATATCGACCAGGGCATCAGCGTAAACACCAGCTACAATCCTCAATTCTACGAGGATGAAAAGATACCAATGAGTGAAATGCTAAAGCACGTGATTACTTTTTACAAATACGGTGGCAAACAGTTGTATTACTTTAACACATATGATGGACAGGGCGAGATTGACATTGATCGCATGACTGGTCGCGCTGTTCTATCAGAATCAGTTGATAACACTCTGGCAGATGATGCAGACTGTGACAGTTGCAAGATTTAAGAAAGATAAAAATGAGCACATTAAATTTACGGAAAAATCGCGATCATACCACCAGTCTTGCTTTCCTTGACCCACAAGGGTCAGTTGGTATGCAACGATTTGACACACTTAAATATCGACAATTTGACAAACTGACTGACAAGCAGTTGGGGTTTTTTTGGCGACCAGAAGAAGTAGATGTGTTGCGTGATGCCAAGGACTTCAAGGACTTGACAGATTTTGAACAACACATTTTTACCAGCAATCTAAAACGACAGATACTGCTAGACAGTGTTCAAGGCCGCAGTCCCAATTTAGCATTTGGACCACTGGTATCCATACCCGAGTTAGAAACATGGATCACAACATGGACGTTTAACGAAACAATTCATAGTCGTAGTTACACACACATTATTCGCAATGTGTACAGTGACCCAAGCAAAATCTTTGATGAGATGTTGGACATTGAAGAAATTTCAGAGTGTGCCATTGATATCACCAAATATTATGATTCACTAATTGAATCCAGTCTGTGGTATCAAACCTTAGGCGAAGGAACCCACAAGGTCAACGGAAAGGAAATTGTCGTCAACTTGTATGATCTCAAGAAAAAGTTGTGGTTGGCAATAAATTCTGTCAACGCTCTTGAAGGTATAAGATTTTATGTGTCGTTTGCTTGCTCATGGGCATTTGCTGAATTGAAAAAAATGGAAGGCAACGCCAAGATTATCAAATTGATTGCACGTGATGAAAATGTGCACTTGGCTAGTACACAGACACTGATCAAACTATTGCCATCTGATGATCCTGATTTTGCTCGAATCAAGGAAGAAACTCGAGATGAGTTGGTAGCAATGTTCAATGGTGCTGTGGCCCAGGAGAAAAAATGGGCTGAATACTTGTTTAAAGATGGGTCCATGATTGGACTCAACAAACAGTTGTTGTGCGACTACGTGGATTGGATTGCACACAAACGCATGACTGCAATTGGTCTCCCAACCACAGTCAAGACCGGCTCAAACCCATTACCGTGGACAGCCAAATGGATCGCAGGAGCAGATGTACAAGTGGCTCCACAAGAAACAGAAATTTCCAGCTACATCATTGGTGGTACCAAACAAGATGTGGATAGCAATACATTTACAGGATTTAGTTTATAATGTTAACAGTTTACAGTAAAAATAATTGTCCTTTTTGCGTCAAGGCAAAATATCTATTAGATCAAAAAGGCATTGCGTTTGAAGAAATTAAAATTGACGAGGACAGTGATGCTCGTGAATTTATTGTGGGTGCAGGACATCGAACTGTGCCTCAAATTTACAAAGACGGCAAATTATTTGTTGAGGGTGGCTTTGAGGGGTTAAGTAAACTTAGCGTTGATGAACTTCAAGCACGTTTAAACTCTAACTTAGGAACACCATGACACCTGCATGCAATGAAATTTACACTTTCAAACTTATCACTGGCGAAGAAATTGTTGCCAAAATTATAGAACTTCACGACACTTACATGATGATCAAGCAGCCAATTTGCTGTGTTGTTAGTCCACAGGGTCTACAAATGATGCCCAGCTTGTTTAGCTCAAATATTGACAAAACTGTAAGGCTAAATAATTCTAGTTGGGCCATGGTGGCCGAAACTCGTGAGGATGTGGCCAATAGCTATATTCAAGCCACAACAGGAATTGCCGTGGGCAAACAAATATTAACTGGTTAAAATGGCACACCGGTTTGACATTATTTTAAATGGCAAACTCTGTACCTACACCAGGTATGACGATGTACCGCAGGTGTTTGAACACCTGGTTGCATTTTTGCCCGAAATACCCCCTGGACCGCATACTCATGAACAACACGAAGAAATTGATTCGTGGAATAGTAAGTTTGAACAATTATTGGAGAGAGCCACATGCGTCCAGCAGCAAGATTAGGCGATTCGTGCATTCCGCACTGTAGCCCAATGTCTATTATGACAGGGGCAACAACTGTCCTTATCAATGGCAGACCAGCAGCCAGACTTGGTGACAGTGTAACACCTCATCTTCAACCTGCTAGAAGATGTCGTCCTCACACTGCATCTATCATATCCGGCAGTGCAACAGTGTTTATTGAAGGCAGGCCGGCTGCCAGACTTGGAGACAAGTTGCTGATGTGCACAGCCATTGCATCTGGTAGCTTTAATACCTTTATTGGTGGATAACTAGTGTCTGTATTATCTCCAGTTATGACTATTGCAGGGGCCGGCCTCTTGCCTAACCCCCCGGCTGATGTGGGAGTTGCATTGGCCATTCCCACAGCACTTGCCAATGCTGTCAGCGCATACACCAGTGTGCCGATTATTTCGCAATTGCAAGGCATCTGGGGCAATGTTGGCAATTCTCTAACACAATCCACATTTGTATCTTTGTTGACCATGGGCGCCAATAATTTTCCGGCAGTCACTGGTGTGGTACCATCCTCTACCCCACTGCTGAGTCTAGTGGTCAATGGATTGTATCTTGGATACGATAATACTGTAAAATATGTAGTTGGAAATACAGTGTCCTATACTGGCAATGTGTTTGTGGCAACTGCTGAATCGCAAGATGAAACACCAACTGCAAATTCAGCTTTCTGGGATATCAACATTGATGTTTACTCTCTGCCAGGCATAGTAACAACAGATGCAAATGCCTTGTTGGGCAATGGCGACCTTGATGTGTTCTGTCAGGTGTTTAGTGGTGCCCAGGGATATGTTTCACAATCCAATTACAACATAAATGCTGTAAACAATAGTGATATATTGGTCACAACATTTGATGTGGCCAAGGGCGGAATGACAACATTGACCACTGGGGCACTCAATCAAGTAAGCACTGATCTAGTGGCACTGTCAGCTGACCTAATCAAACTAGGAAAATTGATAGATTTAACAGCACTCAACAGTTTTGGCTTGCCTGGCACACTGTTGGCACAGGTGGGTAAAACATGCGGTGGCATTCCACCATCAATTGCGGTTTTATTGATTGGCGCTGGTATTTCTGAATCTCAAATATTGTTATTGGCATCCGGTGTAAATCCATTGAGCCCTAGCGAGGAGAAGTTGGCATATTCAGCAATGGAAAAAATTGTTGGAAGCGCACTGGATCAGATGCTCGCATTGCTAGGAGTGACCACAACTGGGTTAACCAATATGGCACAGTTGTTGAATCTGGTTTACATTTTGCCCGGTAGTTATCGCACACTAGTATGCCCCAATAACGATGTGTTACTGCCGGTATATCTAGCCAACAACACAGTCAATTCAGATCTAATACCAGTAGTTGACAACAGCATTGTTCAAGCCTACACTGGTCCCAACAATCAAGACAGTTACCAAGTGATGAAGTTTGTGATACCACCTGACCAGGCTCTAGCTGCCAAGGCCTTCACTCGTGGACTACAGCAAATTAAAGGAATCACCAATTCTACTTTGCCAACATTTTCTAAAGCAATGGCTCTGGTAGAAACCAATACAGATTTGCCGGCTGTGAATGCACTGACCACTCCAGTTCCAGATTCAGTAAAAACAACATATACATCTGGGCTAGGCAGCGGCTCGGGACCTCGCGGAACACTGCTGTTAACTGATGTCCTGGGAGTGTTAACAAGTTCAATTTTTACCCTGGGATTTACATCTGCGGCTAATTCAATCACAAACACAAACACAGCTGCCTTGTCAAGCGTCTACCAGTACATGGCCAACACCCAAGCCGGCGATTACAATGATCCAGATCCAGCAACCACAATCACAATTCCAACTGGGCCAGCAGCCGGAACCTATAGCAGTTTAGATGATGCATTTTCTGCAGGACTAATACCGGCAGCAAACTCTGCAATTGCAAACATAGCAAATGCCAATCCAGCTACAGTGAGCTCTACTAATACTACCTGGACTGATATAACTACTGAATTGGCACGTGAAGCTAGCAATCAACAAAAAGCTTTGATAAACTTTGGTACAATTTATAGTTCACAAAGTTCAAATTCATCAGGACTGAGTTTTGCCAGCGGGTTGCATCAATACGGAACTGAAGTTGAACCAGGCCAGGCCAACGAGGTTTTGACTGCACTGGCCAACATGTCTACGCTGAGTGGTCAATGTATAATTGCAAGCTTGCGAGAAGGTCGCAATCTAGCGGCTCTACAAGACGCCAACATTGACATGGACACACAGCTTCCGGGCACTTGATTTTTAAAAAGTAATACAAAGTACTACTTTTTTAGGATAAAAATACACAATTTTGTTGTAAAAATACAACACCTAATTCTGGTTGACCAGAAATGCTCCATTTGCTATAATACAAGTATAGTAAGAAACAAAGGAGCTGAAGATGCTGAAATTTGCAAATATTGCCCGAGTTGGCGACACAATCCGTGCATACGATTTCAAACCCATGTTGGGCCGAGATGATTGTTTTGTTGAGGGTGTTGTTGAAAAAATTGACAACAAAGGTTACGACTGCTTTGTGATTGTAGTCACCAAGGACAGTTGGAGTGACAGCGAAGACAAGGGCCGCGTTGGTAAAGAAGTCTTTGTGCCATTCGAAGTCAGCTTTATGGAATTTGATGCTCGTGTTATGAATCTTAGCCGCTGAAAGGATAAAAATGTCTCGAGGAATTTGTCCAGTTTGCAACGGCTCTTGCCGAGTACCTCTCAGTCCAGAGCAACAAAAATACAAACATGTTTATTCAGGGTATGATAAATCTACCGATACCCTTGCTTGCAACAATTGTGGTGGCCAGTACATGTTTGGAAACCCGCGAGGTGACGTTCGTCTAAACAAACAAGGCGAACCTTGCACACATCTTTACCAAAGCTCTAATGCTGGTCGTTGTTTGACCAATTATCGATGCAGTCACTGCGATGACCAGTATCAAATTGACAGTGGTGATTAAGGTTGATTTTAAAATCAACATGTTGTATAATAGTTGTTGCAAATTGAGTAAGTATTACAGGAGCTTGAAATGATACGTGATTTAACATCACCAGAATATAATGGGATCAAAGTGGCGGCAGATTGGATTCGCGACCTAGAAAGTAGCGACAGCAGACTTCATAAAGAAAAAGTGATCGAGAAAGCATTAATGGCCTCTCAGCTGGGGAGCGCCAACGCACAGATTTTCTTGTTCAACTGCTATCAGGCCTACAATCCTTTCTACACATTCAATGTAAGGCAAGTGCCAGAAACGTCGGGCCTCACTGGCCGCGACAATCCTTGGCCAGTGTTCTGGGCCCTGTTGGAAAATCTACGTACCCGTGGTATCACAGGACACCGTGCTCGTGATCGTATTCAAGAAGTAGCCGAACAGTTTGACTCAGACGAGTGGAATAACTTGGCCCGCAGAGTGATCATCAAGGACCTGCGTTGCGGTATCTCTGAAAAGACCATCAACAAAGTTGTGGGCAATACAGAGTGGCGGATTCCAGTGTTCAGTGTGCAGTTGGCACAGGACAGTGCTGATCAACCCAAAAAGATGAAGGGCATCAAGCGCCTGGAAGTCAAACTGGACGGTGTTCGTGTGGTGGCTGTGGTACAAGGTGATGTTTGCACACTGTACAGCCGCAATGGCAAGGTGTTTGAAAACTTTCCGCAGATTGCCGAAGCCATTGAAGTCAACCGCAAGGCGTTTCAATACGGGCGCGGTACTGGTGGCCAATTTGTGCTGGACGGTGAGATTGTGGGCGAGACTTTTCAAAAGCTCATGAAACAGGCACACCGCAAGAGTGATGCTGAAACTTCGGGCATGGTGTATCACATTTTTGATGTGTTGCCCTTGGATGCCCTTAAAGAAGGTCACTGGAATGTGCAACAGCACAAACGGCTGGAGTGGCTTGACAGTGCCAAATCAGCTCTAGAAGAGACTGACAACCTGCGTATCATGCCGGGCATGGATGTGGACCTGGACACAGCAGAAGGGCATGACGTCATGCGCCGTTTTGCCGAAGCATCGGTGGAACAGGGCTACGAAGGCATCATGATCAAGAATCTGGATGCACCTTACATCTGCAAGCGTAGCGACTCATGGATGAAATGGAAACCCACTATCACTGTGGACTTGACCATTGTGGGTTTTGAAGAAGGTACTGGTCGCAATCAGGGCCGGTTGGGTGCTATAATTTACGAAGGAGTTGACAATGAACGAAATATTCGGGTTAATGTTGGTACTGGTTATAGCGATAGCGATCGCGATGAGTTTTGGGCCGCACGGGATCAGTTACTTGGTGTCATCGGTGAAGTCGAAGCTGATGCAGTTACGCAAAACCAAGACGGAACATACTCACTGAGATTCCCCCGTCACAAGCGATTCCGTGGATTTGAAGCTGGCGAAAAACTCTAATCAAAAGGTAAAATAGCATGGCAAATCTAGCCGAATACTTTGCCGCAAATAGATACAAAGCAAGATATCAGATTGGCGATCGCGTGGCTGGCACATGGAACAAGATTCCTTTTGTTGGCACAGTAGGTAATGATACGGTGATCAATGAAACAGAAGGGCCAAGATTAACAGTGTTCAACGACTTGCCTATCAAATACAACAACGTCTGGCATCATACTTTTATTTTCCCCAAGCACAAAGATGTCAGAAAACTCAAAGAACTTCTAAAGGACACAGATGTCTAAAGTGCCGGTTCAACATTCAGACCTGTTTGGCCAACCCTTGGACATAGGCGACTGTGTGGTTTACCCGCGAAGCAACAGCATGAACGTGGGCACCGTGGCCAAACTCAATCCCAAAATGGTAGGGGTCAAAGGCGTGAGCAATCGGTGGGCCGACTGCAACAAGTATCCGCAAGAACTGGTCAAGGTATCCGGCAGCGAAGTCACAATGTACTTGCTGAGAAACAAAAACAATTAACCAAAAGTATTGTTAAATTTATTACATTCTGTTATTATGTGAGTGTAGCAAAGGGGAACTGGGGTGGTAGTTAGGTCTTATTATTCGAATCAAAAGAGGTAAGAGACCGTGGCAAGTACTGTTTAATTCCTCGAGGTGCGGCACCTGCTTGATGCAGAAAAACAACTGCTGAATTCTGTGTTAAAACTTCAGAAATGTACCTTTAGGGTACCGCTACTGATTGGTAGGCCAATAAAAGTGCAGTGAGGTGTAAAGCAACGTATTACGATGTATCAATTCAGAGATCTCTAAATTTTATGTCAACGATAATTGATCCGCTTAAAGAAACGACCCCCGAGCTACACCGATTCTGGATAAAGGTTAACTCTACCAATCAGTGGTATCAGATAATTCACGAAGCACAGCAATGGTTCCACAGGAACTGGCGCTGTCAGCCCAAAGTTAAAAGAAGGTTACAAGCAAGCACTAGCAAAGCAGGCATTTATGTTTGGTTTGATGTACCAGACCCGAGATGGGCCACTTGGGTAGCTACCAAGATGGCAGTGCAAATCACTATCAGAGCCCCTAACGGAGTCGATAAATAATTCAAATGATACTAACTGCATTGATGTTTATAGTTGCCATATGCTTATCTGCTGTGGCTGCTTTTTATTCTATAGTGGGTTTAACCGCTATCTTTGCCGCGGCTGTGGTTCCTATTGTTATCATGGGCAGTATCTTGGAAGTGGCCAAGCTTGTTGTAACTGTGTGGTTACACGAGTACTGGGATCGATGCAGACTCACAATGAAGGTGTATCTAGTGCCTGCTGTGGGCATGCTGATGTTGATTACCAGCATGGGCATCTTTGGCTTCTTGAGCAAAGCACACTCAGATCAAAGTCTGGTGGGTGGAGATGTACAGGCAAAGATTGCTGTGTATGACGAAAAGATTAAAGTAGCAAAGGAAAACATTGATGCTAATCGCCGAGTACTCAAACAGATGGATGAGTCTGTGGACCAAGTTATGGGTCGAAGTCAAGATGAAAAAGGTGCGGACAAAGCAGTTGCGTTGCGCAAGGCGCAGGCCAAAGAACGCACTAGACTACTTTCTGAGATTACAGCCGAACAGAAAACAATTACTCAACTTAGTGAAGAACGGGCACCCATCGCCGCTGAAGTACGCAAGGTGGAAGCAGAAGTTGGTCCGTTAAAATACATTGCGGCGTTTATCTACGGGAACGATCCCGATGCTAACTTGTTGGAAAAGGCAGTGACCTGGGTTATCATCATCATTGTTGCTGTGTTTGATCCTTTGGCTATCATGATGTTGTTGGCAGCAACAGAAAGTCGCAAGTGGTACAGAAAACCAAAAGAGGAAATAGAACTTCCTCAACCCACTCATGTTGCACAAGTGCCTGAACCACCAAAAAATATACAAGAACCAGTTGAAGAAATAAAAGAAACAGGAATGAAGTTTGTTGACCCAGGTGAGCATCCTAAAGATTTTGATGACAAGATAACTCAAGACTCTGTTGTTGAACAACCTCTTCCTGAACCAGATCCAGTAGAAAAAGTAGAACCTGAGAAATCGTTACTTGAACAACACCCATACTTGAATCAACCATTCAAGCATTTTGAAGATCTCAAGCCCATGGTGTATCCCCCACCAGCAACAGCACAGCCTAGTCCCAGTCAAGAAGTAACTGCCAACACACACAACAATGAAGTTGATCATGACGAGGAGTCCGATGAACCCGAAGTCAAGGCAGCTAAAAATCGTTGGAAATCATTGCATCCAACTGATACATTAAAAGTTCAGAGACAGTTATTGGCACGTGGCATTATCAAAAGATTGCCGTGGGAGGTATACCTTGACGGTCCTGAAATGTCTTACGGAAAAGAATTTCCAGAATTCCCAATCAAGGGAGATATGTTTATAGACACTGTGTCTATCCCAACCAAGCTTTACAAATACAATGGTACATCATGGATAGAGGTTGACAAAAACAACAGCGATACTTATTCTTACAATTCTGCATATATCACAAGCTTAATTGATCGAGTGAGTTCGGGCGAATACGACCCTGAACTCTTAACAGATAGTGAACGTTTACAAATTGAACAACGACTTCGACAGGAAATTTAATGGCAGATAATATTACCGATACATGTAGCTTTTGCAACAAGCACAAAGATAGTGTGCAAAAACTCATTGTTAGTGATCGCAGTGCAATATGCAACGAATGCGTTCAGCTGTGTCAGGATTTATTACTTGACCCAGCAGAGGAAGTTTTAAAATTAGATCAAGAGTTGACTGATCCAAGACTATTAAAGAAATATCTAGATCAGTATGTTATTGGTCAAGAAAATGCCAAAATAGTTTTGGGGGTTGCAGTAATCAACCACTACAAACGTATTCAACGACTGGACAGTGATCCTGAAGTTACCAAGGCAAACATTCTTGTGCTAGGCCCCACTGGGTCGGGCAAAACATTGCTGGCACGAAGTGTGGCACGATACCTCGACGTACCATTTGTGATTGCTGATGCCACCAGCATCACCGAAGCAGGTTACGTGGGCGATGATGTGGAAAGCTTGATAGGTCGATTGTACACAGCATCGGGCAACAGTGTTGAAAAAACACAACGTGGCATTGTTTTTGTGGATGAAATTGATAAAATTGCTCGCAAAAGCGAAAGCTCCAGCATCACTCGAGATGTATCCGGAGAAGGTGTTCAACAAGCACTGCTTAAATTGGTTGAAGGCACAGTTTGTCGTATACCGTCTGGGGGAGGTCGTAAAAATCCTGCAGGCGAAATAATTGAAATTGACACAAGCAATATATTGTTTATTGCCGGAGGCGCATTTGTTGGCCTAGAACAAGTTATTAAAAATAGAGTCAACGGCTCGTCTATGGGATTCACTTCCCCAGTAACAACCACAAGAGATGTTGAACTGACACAAGTGGTACCTGACGATTTGGTTCGCTTTGGTCTTATTCCAGAATTTGTAGGTCGATTTCCAACAATGGTCACACTCAACCATCTTGATCGTAAGGATTTGATTCGGGTGTTGACTGAAGTGCGCAACAACTACATTGATCAGTACAAATGGCTATTCAAAAAAGACAATGTTGAAGTCATTATCACACCTGATGCACTAGAAGCATTGGTTGATCGAGCCATAGTATCCGGCACCGGGGCCCGAGCATTGCACAGTGAACTTGAACGTGTGCTTATGCCGCACATGTTTGATTTGATTCGTTATAGAGATGAAGGGCGCGGATCGCTTACTATTGATGCTGAGCTAGTCAAGATTCCCAATGCACTTTAATGTACATCGAATTCAGTTTGCCACAGTCGGGCAAGGACAATCAATATACCTACTATGCCTTGACGATCATACGTGAAGAAATACACAGTTGGTTGGAAAAATACCCAGTGTCATCCAAGCAAAAAACAATAAAAAACAAACACAGATTGACATTTGAGGACGACCGTAACTACACATTATTTGTGCTGACCTGGAATCCCAAAAGTTGGAATCAAGCGCATGATTGGATAAATTTTCGTGTGGTGTCAGACCTAAACAATCGTACATAATTAAAAAATGTGTTATAAATACACTTGTAGTGCCGACAGTCGGGCTACAAAAAGTCAACTTGCTTATTAAAGGAGAAAACAAATGACTAAAATTACAGCTTTCGATCTATCCCCCTTGTATCGTACTTCTATTGGTGTTGATCGCTTGTTTGATAGAATTATCAATCAAATTGAAACATCGGCAACATCGGGTACAAACTATCCCCCTTATAACATCATCAAGACTGGTGAACACACTTTTGAATTACAACTGGCTGTGGCTGGTTTTACTCAGGGTGAAATTGATATCACTGTGCGCGAAGGCGTTATTAATATTGTGGGCGAAAAACGTGTATCTACATTGCCAGCTGGGCATGAGTACTATTATCAAGGCATCAGTGCTCGCAAATTTTTACGTAGTTGGCCACTAGGCGATTACGTTGAAGTTGTGGACGCTATCGCACGTGACGGTATCCTAACTGTACGATTGGAGCAACGTGTGCCAGAAGCAATGAAACCCAAGAGCATTGCTATTGCTTACGAAAACTCTTCACCAACGTAAATAACACTGGGGGCGCATTGCCCCCAGTTTTTCAAGGAATATTATGTCACAAGCTGACCCTAAAACTCGAGTACGAGTAAAAACCAACTTATCTCTTAAAGAACCACCGTTGTATCGAGTGATCTATATCAATGACAATTCAACTCCAGTGGATTTTGTAATTGAAAGTTTGATCGAACATTTTGATTATTCTGTTACAACAGCAGAGAATATAACACAAAGTATTCACGAAGCTGGTGCAGCCACAGTGGCAGTGTTGCCCTACGAGATTGCCGAACAAAAGGGAATTGAAATCACAGTTAGTGCAAGGGAAAAAGGATTTCCGTTGCAAATCAAACTTGAGCCAGATGGTGGTTAAACTTCTATCCGTATGGGAAAATATGGGTTACGATGCCAGGGCGAGTCTATTCTGCCACGTGGATTAGACACGTATCTGACATTGTCAATCACTTGGTCAACAGGCCAGTGATAGTGCCCAAAGCACCAGGTGGTTACTTTTTTCTCAGTGTCACTACTCAATCCCATGGTGATGTTGCTATTGATAGAAGAATTGATTCTGTAGTTTGCGAGATCAGGGTCGTGTTGTAAAAATATTCCCCGGGGAACAGTGTGTGTTACTATAACTATTCGTTTGACATCATTAAAGGTTTGTAATCTAGCTATGCTTCGATCCAGATACAATGAATCACTGTTGGCAATAGATTCTATCAACGATGTTCCAATATTGGTTATGCCATAATGATTCTCAACACCTGCCTTGGTTTCCTCAACTGTGAATTGCTTGGACCAATCAAAGCTCCACCAACCATTGGTGGCAATAATTGCTACCCCATTGATGATAACAACATGATCATGCATGTATGTGACGTTATCAATACCTTCAACTGCGGCTCGCACGGCAGCGTAGTTAGTGTCTAGTGTCTCAAGTGCATGTCGATGTTCATCGTTCCCGTCAATATAAAATACTGCTTGGTAATTTTTACCCAAATGTTTAAGCACTCGTCTAAGTTCGCTGTGATCATGCGCTACATCTCCGGCGACTACACAAATGGGGCTGGTGGCTTGACTGGTCCAATCAAACTCGGTATGCGAGCTGACATGCAAGTCAGAAATAAGGTCAAAGGCTAGTTTCATCAATACATATTTAAAAGGAAATTACACATGAATATAATTTTTGGCAAAGAGAATTTTTCATCACTAGATGATCGCTACATGGTATTAGAATTAGATACCATGCAATTCCCCAACAGCGATGCACCAGTCACAGCGTATTGTGTGATGGAACAGATACCGCTGACTGAAATGTTGACCATTACGCAATTCACCGACTTGCACCATAATCTCATGATCAATTATCGATTGAAGAATTGGAAATACTGTCGTGATGCAATTGAACATTTGCAAGGCAAATGGCGAGGTGAATTGGACAGCTTCTATGATACATTGCTGGATCGAATTAAAGATTTTGAAATTGTTGACCCAGGCAGTGACTGGACTGGAATTGTGACAAGAAGTTAACGTCCCTGGTGTTTTCGTATTTCTTGTAACAGCACTGCTAGATCAGTCCGGCTACGATATTGATCGTCTGAGGTTAGTATATCACGCAAGGCTGGCACAGTTTTTGCTACTTTTCGATAATCAACGTAGTTTTGGCCTAGATTGTGGCTCTGGCAGATTTCACGTGCGTGTTGATGGTTGTGCACAAATTCCTGAGTGACTTGATTGAAAAAGTCTTGAGAGAAAAATCTAGCTCGGTTATGCTGAGTTATGTGTTTGATATTTTGTTTTAGTGATCTTTTTTGCGCAAGACTCAGTGCTGATATTTGTTTCATGGTCTCGACTAGAGCTCTTAGTCTAAGCACTGGGTCTTGTATTAGATCATACGATTCGTCAATGAAGTCACCAAACGTCATGAACCCATAGTCCCTGAGATACTGCAAGCTGCCGTGTGTTGCAGCCAATAGAAATGGTTTGCCACATGCAATTGGTCGCAGAATTTTTTCAGTCAGATGAAGCCTTGGATCATCAAATAGTGTTTCTAGAACCACATCAAACCAAGAGATTGAATAATCATAACAATCGTAATCTGCACTAGAAGCTGAACTAGCGGCATTGCTGGGCAAAACTGTTAAATCATGATCTGGGGCAAACGCCTTGTTGCATAGCTCATAGTTCTGATAGTGCACATTGTTGTCAAATTGATTAAATGCGATATTACAATTGTGTACTAAATCTTGGTCAATTACGAGATCAGTAAATTTTAATCGATATTCTCGGGTGCCAGACCAAGCTCGATTGTAGACATTAAAGTCATACTTGTAATCGGTGGGCAGTTGCAACAACAACGGATCTATTTCTGCATATCGGTACCAGTCACGTGCAATTAGGGCATGACTCCACCAATACACTGGCTCCAGCCCAATATTGCTGTACTTTTGCAATTCAGTACTGCGTTTTTCACTGTGTACCAAGATGTTTCGATCATAGGTGGTAGATCCATGATACACAAACCCAAGATTGCGATTGCAAATTTCGTTATACATAGTGGAAGTAAACCATGCATCTTGACCGTTGCGATGATCGCGGAACCATTGAAATAATTCAGACCCAATGCTAGATTCAGTGTACAAATCAAAATTCAACGGCTCTTGATCGTGCATTACAGTGACAATAAGTCGTTGGTATTCAGTCCAGGGTATGGTAACAGGTTTAGACCCAGTTAGACTGCCAATTTTTTTACTACCCGGTGGATCAAAACGATAAATTAATGTACTATTAACTCCGACGAGCCCTTCGAGGTAGTTATAAATTTGATTAAGAGGAACATTCATGAACGATATCAAAGTGGGTTTTATTGGTCTTGGCAAACTTGGCCTAGATTGTGCAGAAGTATTTGCAGAGAAATATAAAGTTTTCGGGTATGATATTTACCCAAGACAAAGTGACCAGGTAGAAGTTTGCAGCATTGAAGACACCATAAACAACAGTGATTGGATCTTTATAGCAGTACCAACCCCACACCAAGAAGGGTATGATGGCAGTGTTCCATCTAGTCACATGACTCCAAAAGACTTTGGACATGATGCTGTTAAAGATGCTATTGAGAAAATCAATGCCCACGCAACAACTCCCAAGAAGATTGTGCTGATCAGCACTGTACTACCCGGAACTACTCGGAAACACTTTGTGCCATTGTTGGATAAAAAACATCAATTTTTATACAATCCGTATTTGATTGCCATGGGGTCAGTTAAGTGGGACATGGTCAATCCAGAAATGATCATGATCGGAACCGAGGACGGCAATCCCAATGCATTGGCCAACGAGCTTGTGGAGATCTACAAGAGCATAATGCAGAACAATCCGCGCTATGAGATTGGTACCTGGGATGAATGCGAAGCCATTAAAATATTCTACAACACATTTATCAGCGCCAAGGTTGGCTTGGTCAACATGATTCAAGACTTTGCTATGAAAATTGGTCACATCAATGTTGATGTTGTAACCGATGCACTAGCTCGTAGTACTATGCGTATCATGGGGCCTAAGTACATGACAGCTGGCATGGGCGATGCAGGTGCTTGCCATCCACGTGACAACATTGCACTGCGTTGGCTGGCACAAGAGTACGACATCGGCTACGACCTATTTGATACTGTGATGCATGCTAGAGAAATTCAAGCAAAAAATCTTGCCAAATTTTTGTTTGACACTGCCACCCAGGACCAAAAGATCTTGCCCATTGTGATTCACGGCAAAGCCTACAAACCCGATGTGCCATACTGTATTGGCAGCTACAGCACTTTGGTTGGACACTATCTCAAACAACTGGGAGTACAGGTCAAATATGTAGATCCTTTAGCTGACGATCCTGCTGATGTGGTTACTGCTGTTGATACTCCTGCTGTGTTTCTTTGGGCACACAACCGTAAAATCACTTACGAATACACCGGTGATCAAGAAGACACCCAGCCGTATTGTGATATCAAACCCGGATCAGTTGTTGTTGACCCCTGGCGCAAAATTGCCAATATTCCAGGAATAACTGTGATTCATTATGGCAACACACGAGTTAGTTAAGTATCACATTCCTGCTTTTTGGGATGATGAATTTAAACACTTAGAGTATATCAACGAAACATTCAACGACTCGGTCAGTCTCGAAAACTGGCTGTCGTTAGGATACACCAATAAGTTTACTGGTGACATGTGTGATATGCGTAGCCGGCAACCAAAGTGGAACAATCTTTTTATTGACTTTTACACATTACTGGGCTGGAAAGATATTGGCACAAGTTACTACAGAATGGGCACTGGCACCATACTTCCTACGCACAGTGATTTATATCTGAAATATATTGACTTGTTTAATCTTCAAGGACAAGAACAGTCAATTCGGAGAGCAATTATATTTCTAGAAGATTGGCAGTCGGGGCATTACTTTGAAGGCAATGGCAAACCCTATATAAATTGGCGTGCTGGAGATGTTGTTGAGTGGTCGTATGATACACCACACCTGGCAGCCAATCTAGGAACTACTCCTAGATACACTCTTCAGATTACTGGACACAAATGATTAATTCTTATAATGAATGGGATCCACTGCGCAAGGTAGTGGTTGGTGATGCTTCCTTTGCTAATTGGCCTCGCTATGATCCAGTGTTTAGTAAAGAAAGTGAAAAAACACTGTGGAAAGAAACACCGGTACCTTCGGGGCCTGTGCCCGACTGGATAATCGACGAAGCAAATCAAGATCTACAGCGTCTAGCCGATACTCTTGTGTTGCTTGGAGTGCAAGTTGTTAGGCCAGACCCCATGAATTTTCAAACTCATGATGGTATGTACAACTATTGTCCCCGAGACCGATTACTAGTACACGGAACCACAGTAGTTGATCCAGCCATGATGTACCCTTGCCGAGACATGGAGAGTCAATGCCTTGCTGACGTATTCAACGAAGCTGACACCATAATTGAAATGCCCAGACGTGCTGGATTAGTACTAGATGCTGCCAATGTGCTACGTCTTGGCCCAACCAACATGTTGTTTTTAGAATCAGCCAGTGGCAACAAAGCAGCCTACAATTGGTTATGTCAACAATTTCCCGAAGTTGACATAGAAATGTGTAATTTTTACTCTGGGGTACACATTGATTCTACAATTGTGCCTTTGCGCGAAGGCCTGGTGCTAATCAACGCCACTAGAGTTTCAACAGAAATGTTGCCCAAATGTTTTAAAAATTGGGAAGTGATCTGGGTTGACCAAGTGGTTGAACAAGACTTTTATCAGTATCCATATGCCAGCAAGTGGATTGCCTTAAATATGTTAGTAGTGGATCCCAATACAGTTATTGTAGACCAGCACCAAACAGCGTTGATAAAGTTGTTAGAATTATCAAAGTTTAAAGTTGTTCCTCTTGAACTGCGACACAGTCGCACACTGGGCGGTGGGTTCCATTGTGTAACATTAGATTTATGGAGAAACCATGCTTGACCCTAACTTATTACCAACGCTTGTTGAACAAGAACTTATTCGATCAGTTAATAAACACGTTGAAGATATCACATCTGACAAAAATTGGCAAACTGATCTTGAAAAACAAATTACTAAATTCGTAGAAGAAAAAATATCTGCTAGATTTTCTAGTATCTCTACAATGACTCAAGCTGTTGATAGCGCGGTACAGACCATGGTGTCTGCCACTATTGATAACTTGATTTTGGACCAAGCCTGGATCAACAAGATTGAAACACAAGTCAATCAACAAATGACACAAAGGTTGCTGTCACAAATTAGTAATATTGATCTTAACAGTTTGCTAGTTGGTCAAATCGACGCCGGCATTGATCGCTGGAGAGATCGGTTCAAGAAAGATTTTAAAACACTGGGTATTACTGATACTGCAACAGAATTACAATTGACAATTGATGACAATGGTATAAATGTAGCACACAAAGTGTCGGCAACTGACATTGATGTAACTAAAGATATCACAGTGGGCGGCAGTTTATCAGTGAATAATCTTGCAGTTCGCGGAGTAGTCAATGTTGACAACACAGCATGGGACGAAGTTATTGACAAGACCGCAGCCAAAACTCTAAATCAAATTACTGAGGACTGGAAACAGTCACTGGTAGTACAGGTTTTAGAATTAAGTAAATCACAAGGTATTGATTTTTCTGAAGTGCTTGTTAATGGACAACCGTTAGTGACTGGCAACCAATTGAGTTCGGCAATCACTGACACAAACATACAAGCACTTGGAATTTTGAGAGAACTAGATGTTGCTGGTCCGGCAGCATTTAATGATACTCTTGCAGTGACTAATAAACGTGTTGGTATCAATACCAACCACCCAGAAATGGCACTGACAGTGTGGGACGAAGAAACCACCGTGATTGTTGGCAAGCTGGCCAAAGACACTGCATACATTGGAACGGCCCGCCCGGGCACATTGTCTTTGGGTGTTAACCGTGGACGCCACCTCAGTATTGAATCAGACGGTCTTGTGGTAGCACCAAAGTTACGAATTGACCGTTGGAGAATTTCTCATTCTAATGCAGTGCCGGGCTGGGCTGGTACTCGTGGCGATCTAGTGCTGAATAATGATCCTCAGATCGATGCACCATTTGCTTGGGTTTGCCTGGGATCCTTTCAGTGGAATCCTTTAAGGGCAGTATAATGCAAATAAGTTGGGTATATGCATCAACATATCAACCAAACATATTGGTTGACACAGCAGCCATCAAGTCAATTGGTCCCAGCTGGGGATCGTGGCGCACCTGGAAAAACAATCAAACAGACAATGTAGTTTGCTCAGACTCAGCTGAGGCAAATGCATTAATTTCCAAGGCATTTCATGCTGTGTGCAATTTTTACGTTGCTCGTGATGTATATCTAAAAATTGGTAGCCAGCCAGGCCTCAAAGCATATGATGGTGAGTACAACCATCCAGTTCACAGATTTGATGACATTATATCATTGCACTTGGCCAGCCAAACCAACAGCATCATACTGATGTTGGGGTTTGATCTTGGGTTGGGTCAGAAATTAGAATCATCTGACCAAGTTGAACAACTACAAAATTATCATGGACTCATGCGCAGTTTGTTCCAGAATAACCCTACTACACAATACGTTCTGGTAGATCACGCTGTTGATCTTGGTAAACATTACCAAGAATTGCCAAATCTCACTTGCGATATAATGGAAAACGTGTTACAATTACTAACAAAATAACTTTACCGGGAATTGCTATGGTACCTCGTGTTGGATTCTGTTGCAAATGGCTTAATGATCCAAGTGAATGTGGCGGCATGAAAGTCAATGCAGTAGATCGAGACCTTAACGGGCGATCAACTACAATGCGCTGGCTTCGTGAGCACAAAGACGAAGCTGAACAGCGCCAGTGGGACATTATGAATCACAATGCCTCTGCCGCACTTAAAATGGTTGAGCGTGTGGGCAGTTTACCTGAGCACCTGCGCATGGTACGACTAGGCAGCGAAATGTTGCAGGGCTATACAGAGCCTTCGTGGATCAACTGGTGGAAACAAAAGGATGTGCAAGATCATTGTGCTAAAATTTTTGCACCAGTTGGTGAAGCTGCTCGCAGACTTGGTGTTAGATTATCCTTTCATCCTGGGCAATTTTGTGTGCTGGCAAGCGAAGCAGATGAAATTGTAGAACGTTCAATCTTGGAATTTGAGTATCATGCAGACATGGCTCGTTGGATGGGCTATGGTTCGACATGGCATGATCATGGATTCAAGATCAACGTACATTTAAGTGGCAAAGGTGGTGCCACTAAATTCTTGCGTACACTGGGTAGGCTCAGTCCCGAAGCAAGAAACTTAATTACCATCGAGAATGATGAGATGACAAATGGACTTGACACTACTTTGGCTGTGGCTCAGCATGTGGCTCTGGTATTGGATCTACACCACCACTGGATCAACTCAGGAGAATACATCTCCCCGCAGGACGATCGTGTCAAGCGGGTTATTGACTCTTGGCGCGGTACTCGTCCTGGTCTTCACTACTCAGTTAGTCGCGAAGACGTTTTGGTGGACCATGATCGGGGAACTAGACCCGATCTTGCTGAACTTCTTGCTAGAGGTTATAAAAAGCAAAAGCTCCGAGCACACAGCGACTTTTATTGGAATGACGCTGTGAGCACTTGGGCTGCCGAGTTTAGTGAACAGTTTGATATTCAGTGCGAGGCCAAGGGTAAAAATCTAGCTAGTCATGCCTTTGCAAATAAATTTATAAATGTATAATGTTTATCAGCACTGGGATCCACTCAAAGTCTGTGTGGTTGGCCAAAGCTATCCTCCGGAATTTTACAGTTGGATTCAAATACCACATGTTCGATCCTTGTTTGAAAAAATTGCAATTGAAACTGAAGAAGACTACCAGGCAATTATTCAAAAATTAAAAAGTTTTGGAATCACTGTGATGCGGCCCAACTTGCCGGAGCAGATTGAAACTGTGAATGGCAAGTTTACTCCGCCGCCAATGACCCCACGAGATTTTATGGTCATGGTTGGTAATGATTTTTATCAGTCTTATGCGCCAACTACAGTTGCAAAACTCTATAACACTATTCGTGATGCCAGCTGGCCTGACTGCGAGACTTGGCAGGACTTTGATAAATTACCTGATCGTATTCGGCTTGAATGCATACAACAATTTGGGTTTGATCGCGAACGAGCCTGGATGAATCAGAGGTCTGGATACGATCATATATTTGACCATATTCGGCAGCAAGGAAACCCAGTAATTGATTACTCAAACAATCCCCTACTGATCAACGGTGCAATGATATCTCGAATTGGCAAGGATTTGTATTTTGCCACAAAAAACTACACTGACAATATTGTTGAACAACAGAAATTTGTAAATTCAAGATTCCCCAAAACTCGCAATCATATTGTCAACACTGGTGGCCACGGCGATGCAGTATACTGCCCAGTGTGTCCAGGATTGATAGTCAGTCTCAATGATGTGCCCACTTACAAAAACACATTCCCGGGCTGGGAAGTGATTTATTTGGAAAACCAAAGCTGGGAAAAAGTAAAACCTTTTATGATTCTCAAAGAGAAAAACAAAGGCAAGTGGTGGATCCCAGGATTTGAACACGACAACGATGTTGTGGAAACAGTAGAGACTTGGTTGGATAATTGGACAGGGTACGTTGAAGAAACCGTGTTTGATGTCAACATGTTGATTATTGACCCAAAGAACGTTATAGTATTCAACTACAACAAACAAGTTTTTGATGCACTAGACCGATATGGCATGACTCCGCACATAGTACCTTTCCGTCATAGATATTTCTGGGATGGCGGCATACATTGTGTTACCATGGACTTGCATCGAGAAGGTGTGATGCAGGATTTTTTCCCCGACAGAACATGAATGAATTTTTAAAACCCACCGTTGATTGGATTCGAGATGACTTTAAATCTAACAGAATTCGTTTTGTTATTGAGTTGCTTGCTTGGGCTATTAGCATTGGTTGCAGTGTTACTATGGCACTCACAGTCCCCACTCCACCGCTTCTTGCTCTTTATCCCGCTTGGATTCTTGGGTGTTCTATGTATGCTTGGGCTAGTTGGACTAGGAAATCTTTTGGCATGCTCGCTAACTATATTCTGCTGACCACAATTGACAGCATAGGGTTAATTCGTATGCTGTATTAATTTTTCCAATTGACCTTATAGAAAAATTCAATAGGAAAAATCTAAGATTTACTTGATTTCATAGATATATACTATTACAATAAACATTCAGTACAAACACTGAGACTCAACATTTTAACACAAAGGAAACTAAAATGAAAACAGTTGGCGATAAATTGGCCCCATTCACAGTCACAGGCGTCAAGCCCGGACAACCTGATGATGCATTTTATGACATCACCGCAACCAGCTTCCCTGGCAAGTGGAAAGTAATTGTGTACTACCCCAAGGATTTCACATTTGTTTGCCCCACAGAAATTGTGGCCTACGACAAGTTGGCACAAGACTTTGCTGATCGTGATGCAGTGTTGCTAACAGGTTCAACAGACAATGAGTTCTGCAAAGTGGCCTGGCAAAAGAGTCACGATGACTTGCGTAAAATCACACACCACCAGTTTGCTGATACACAGCGTGGTGAGTTGAGCTTGATTGAGCAGTTGGGTGTATTCTATGCTCCAGCAGGTGCCGCACTTCGTGCAACATTCATTGTTGACCCAAACAATGAAATCCAACACGTTACTGTTAACAACTTGAACGTTGGTCGTAGCCCAGAAGAAACGCTTCGTGTATTGGACGCATTGCAAACAGGCGAACTGTGTGCTTGCAACCGCACAGTGGGCGGCGAGACACTGTAATGTTAGAAACTATATGCGACACACTTGTTGAAGCATATAGACGCAACTGGATTACCAGTCGTGATGGCAATGTGAGTATTCGTCATCACGACCGTGATCACTTTTATATCACACCCAGTGGCGTCCGTAAGCAGACCATGCAACCTGATCAGTTTAAGAAGATTGGTATCAGCAATGGCAGTCACACTACTCCTACTGCAATCGAGCTTCCTTATACTGATATCAGTGCTAATCTAAAGCCAAGCGGTGAACTACCATTGCACTTTGGTTTGCAGAAGAACATGGGACAGCACAGTAACGATGTTAGAGTGGTGGTTCACCTGCATCCTACTTACTGTGTTGCAGCCATGCACGCCGGAATTGATTTGAGTACCATTGTTGATGACTTTCCAGAACTTAGCCGCTATACACGAGTGGCCAAGAACGTTGGCGATGTTCCACCTATCAGTCAAGAACTTGCTGATCGTTGTCATGAAAATTTGTGGCTACAAAAAGATGGAACAATTGGTTTTGACATTGTGGGTATTAAGGGTCACGGTGTAGTTGCTATTGACACAACACCATGGCGTGCGTTTGAGCACATCGAACGATTAGAACACATTTGCCAAATTGTTTTAGCATCAGGGAAATATTAACATGTTAGAATGTTTGATTCTAGGCGATAGCCTAGCAGTTGGTATAGGACAGATTAGAACTGAATGTGCCACTTACGCTAAGGGTGGTATTAACAGTTATGACTATGTGAATCGTCATGTGTTATACACACAAGGAAACACCAAAGCAAAAACTGTGATTATTAGTTTAGGGTCAAACGACACAGCAAAGATAAACACATTTGAAGAATTAGATACAATCAGGCAACTTGTTGAGGCTGATCGTGTTTATTGGATTGTGCCTAACATAAAAGAAGATAAAAGACGAGCAGTTCTTGCAATAGCAGACAAGTACAAGGATTTTGTAATCGATGCTAAAAAGCATGATACCAGTCTGGATCAAGTGCATCCTACATACAAGGGTTATAAAACAATAGCGGAGAAAACAAAATGAGTTACATTGTAGGATCATTGCCTCCTGTCAAGTGTTGGGTAAAACGTGAGTTTCTTTATAACTTTGAAAAAGGTCACGGTGAATTGGAACCCGCTATCTGGGTCAGTCTCAAAGCCTTGCGAGGGCAGGTGTTTCGTATTGAAAGTTTGTTACCCAACTACGGAGCACTGTACGACAAATTGCCTATTCATGCTTATGTGTGGCAAGAAAACCACACAGGCAATTTGCCTATAGATACGCTACAGCTCTGGGATTGTATGGGCTATCGTTTTACTATCATTGAAAAAATAGGCCTGCGTAATTTAGGAGTGAAGTTCCTGGGCAAAGACAAAGAATGGCATCACGGAACCTATTTGTTCACAGTAGACTTCTGTGCCGACGGCATGGATGTGGACACAGGCTTTACTGAAGTGGCTGAAGAACACAAGAGCTTTAACTTTATCCGATTGGAAAATGGGCAGTTTGCTTGCCAACCCAACAATCGTTGTTTGTGGTATGATCAAAGTTTGATTTCCAGTGCAGTGAAATTCCCCGATTTCAAGGCTGCTCAGACCATATTCACAGTGGATGGCACACGCAAGTGGACAGCCGGGGATGATTGGTTTTATAATATAGAGGAAAGAAAATGAGTTTTATTGAATCAGTAAAAGGTGCATTGCCAGATTATGCCAAGGACACCAAGTTAAATTTGGATGCTGTTCTAGTTCGCAGTACTCTAGATGCTGATGTGGCCATGGGTTGTGCTGTGGCCGCACTGGCAGCAACTGGCAATGGCAAAGTTCTAAGCATCTTGCTAGCAGACGCACCAGTACATGCAGAGTCAGCAATGACTGCTGCCAGCATCATGGCACAGAACAATGTATGGTATCCCTACATTGAGATGGTTGACGATCCTGCTCTAAAAGGTTTGCCAGCACAGTTGAGAATGAATGCCATTGCTAGCCATGGCGGTACAACTAAGAGCAACTTTGAAGCATTCAGTTTGGCAGCAAGTATTGTGGGCAAGTGTCACTTCTGTGTGAAAGCACATTACGAAACACTCAAACAAGAAGGCTATACTGTAGAAAACCTACGTGATATCGGGCGTATTGCCAGTGTTATGAATAGTGTTGCCAAGGTGTTGAACAGTTGAGCATTGTAACAAAATTGTGATATGATATTGCACAATTTAGTACTGTCTAGTCGTGTAAATCAGCACTGTGAATTTTCAGGAATAGATTCTTTTGATCATTGCAAGGATAAGAATCACTTTTTATCTTATCCACATAGCATAACATACAACTACAACAGTCGCGGCTTTCGTGATCAAGAATGGCCAGATAACATGCAAGACCTGCGTGACGCTGTGTGGTGTATTGGTGACAGCTTTACTGTGGGGCTGGGTTCTCCTTTAGAACACACCTGGCCATATCTGTTGTCAACTGCTGCCAATCAACGTATCATAAATGTATCAATGGATGGTGCCAGTAATGAATGGATTGCAAGAATCACAGAAAACATTGTTCACGCTATAGATCCTACGCAGATTGCAATAATGTGGAGTTACACGCATCGTCGGGAAAATGCCAATACGTTACTCAGTGACGAGCTTCGAAGAATTCACAATATTGACAGCACTGATCACGACGACTGGGTAAATTTTTTAGATTGCAAAAAAAGAGTTGATTTGATTGCAAACTCTGTGCAGTTTGCAATACCTTTTTTTTGCCGTAATTCAATTCTTGATGCCTGGGAGTCAATGCGTGGCTCAGATTGGCCAGTAAATTTTCCAGCTACTGTAGAAGAATTAAATTCATTACCGGATTGGATATTACACGAGCTAGAAAATTTACACGGAAGACTAGACGAACTCAGAGACAATTTGGCAAAACGTCAATCAGTGTATGCCACAGTTGTGCCAGTTAAATCTCGAGATCGTGCACGTGATGGCCATCACTTTGATTTAATCACTGCTGATTGGGTGGCAACTCGGGCAAAAGAACACCTGAGTCAAAAGTAGATATTCTGTTACGTTGTGAATTTGTAACAAAGTTGTAACAGTCTTTGTCTTAAATACTAGATGAAGACTTATCGATCAATCTTTGTCAGTGATGTCCACCTTGGAACCAAAGATTGTCAAGCCGATCGTCTCAACAACTTTCTCAAACACAACTCATGTGATACATTATATCTAGTAGGTGATATAATAGATGCATGGAAGATACAGCAAAACAAATGGCGTTGGAAACAAAGTCATACCAATGTGGTACGTAGAGTACTGGGGCATGCCAAGCGTGGTACTCGCGTTGTGTACATTGCTGGTAATCACGATGAGTTCTTAAGACCCATGATACCGTATGGTTTCTCATTTGGCCTAATAGAAATACACAATCAGACAGAGCACATAGGTGCAGACGGTAAGCACTATCTTGTGGTACACGGAGACTTGTTTGATGGCATTACCCGTCTGGCACCATGGATAGCATTTCTGGGAGATAAAGCGTATGACTTTGTTCTTGAACTCAACAATAAGTTTAATTGGGTACGTCGTCGCTTGGGGTTTGGCTACTGGAGCCTTAGCCGTTATCTTAAGTACAAGGTTAAAAAAGCAGTAGACTTTGTGTTCAAGTTTGAAGAAAACTTGGCCAACTACTGCAAGAAACGTGGATTTGATGGTGTCATCTGTGGACACATACATCATGCAGAGATCAAAGAGATCAACGGCGTAGCATATATGAATGACGGTGATTGGGTTGAATCCTGTACAGCACTGGTGGAACACTGGGACGGTCGTTGGGAAATTATAACTTGGACCAAGGAGAAAGACAATGTGGCTACTGATACTGATAGCAGTTCACGTGAACAACCCTCAGGACATTCCCGGAAGAATAGAACTAACATTCAAAGATCAACTAAGTTGCGAGATGACCTTGGCGTCAATGAAATGGCAGCTAAAGTTTAATAATTTTAAGGTAGAAGGACAATGCAAACGACAATAAGCGATAAAATTACCATTGTAGTTCCTTGCAAGAATGAGGAAAACTACATTGCACATTTGCTAATGCACTTGCGTCAGCAATCCATAGGCAACACCAGAATTATCATTGCTGACTGCTCAACCGACAACACACGCGAAGTTATTCAAATAATGAAAGGTGAACTGAATGTTGAAGTTATCGACGGTGGTCCTGTATCTGTTGCAAAGAACCGCGGAGCCAAGCTAGTCACTACTCCTTACATCTTGTTCATTGATGCTGATGTTCGCTTCTTCAAGGATACTGTTATCCACGATGCTGTTAATATGATAGAGTCTAGGAATCTAGACCTCATTGGATTAAACATCAAATGTTATGATCGAGACCCAAGAGCCATGATTGGATTTACAGCATTTAACGTAATCAATCACACACTAAAATTCTTCTCCCCTTTTGCCGTTGGAGCATTTATGCTAACACGCAGAGATCGTTTTGAAGAGTTTGGCGGCTTCCCTGAACAGTTTTCCACCAGCGAAGATTTCTTCTTAAGTCGCAAATACAGTCCTAAAAAGTTTAGAATTGTTCGTCATCACTTTGGGCAGGATAGTCGTAGATTCAAAAAGATGGGATATCTTGGCATGGGCAAATACCTAATCAAAAATTTTGTCAACCGTAACAATAAAGCATATTGGGACCGGTTAGATTCATCTAAATACTGGTCATAGTTTTGTAACAAAATTGTAACATGATTTAGCCTAAATAAGTTTGTCACAACAAGGAGATTCACCGTGAACAAATTACTAGCAATTTTATTAGCCGCATTAACAATGTCAGCACAAGCCGCAGACATTACTGGAGCAGGCGCTACCTTCCCATTTCCGATCTATGCCAAGTGGGCTGAAGGCTACAAAAAAGCCACAGGTACTGGTATGAACTATCAAAGCATCGGTAGTTCAGGTGGTATTAGACAAATCAACGCAAAGACCGTAGACTTTGGTGCTACAGACGCACCTGTCAGTGGTGAGAACTTAGACAAGATGGGACAAGTACAGTTTCCTGCCATCATTGGCGGAACAGTTCCTGTTGTCAACTTAGACGGTTTCAAGCCAGGCGAACTACGCATCACTGGACCAGTCATGGCCGAAGTGTTTATGGGCAACATCACCAAGTGGAATGATCCTAAATTAGCAGCATTGAATCCAGGTAAGAACCTGCCTAACGAAAACATCACCATTGTACATCGTGCAGACGGTAGTGGAACAACATTCAATTGGACAGACTATTTGGCCACAGTAAGTCCTGAGTGGCTACAACGTGTAGGTCGTGGCGCTGCTGTTAAATGGCCTGCTGCTAGTTCAGTGGGTGGCAAGGGCAATGAAGGTGTTGCTGCCAACGTGAACCGCATCAAAGGTTCAATAGGTTATGTAGAATATGCGTATGTTAAGAAAAACAATATGACATTCCTACAACTACAGAACAAGAGTGGCAAGTATGTTAGTCCAGATGACTTAACATTTGCCGCAGCCGCAGATGGTGCTGATTGGTTTAGCGTGCCTGGTATGGGCCTGAGTATTGTGGATCAAAAGAATCCTAATGCTTGGCCTGTGAGTTCAGCAAGTTTCATTATCATGTATAAGACTCCTGCCAACAAAGCTAACAGTGATGAAGTACTAAAGTTCTTTGATTGGGCATTTAAGAACGGCAAGAAAGATGCCGCAGACTTAGACTATGTAGCATTGCCGGACAGTTTGACAAAACAGATCCGTGAGCGTGTTTGGACACAGATCAAGTAAATCAAACACAAAAATGCAAATACTCATATCTGGTTGCAGTTTTACACACTGGCCCGAACATCCAGGCAGTCCGAAAAATGTATGTTGGCCCACTCCATTACAACAACTGCGCCCAGATTTTGAGATTACTAATCTAGCTGAGCCTGGCGCAGGCAACCTGTACATAGCCAACAGTGTAGTTAGGCACGTGTTACAAAATCCTGGCACAACAGATCATGTGCTGATCATGTGGTCGGGCGTTAGCAGGTTAGATTTTTTAACTGACATCAGCACACCCAGCTTGCATGCACTGTTTGATAGATACAAGTTTTATCGACGGATGGAGTCAGGCCCTAATACCCTAGGCTATATTTTTAGTGGTGGGTTTCTTGGTCCCTGGACATTGAATTCAGATGCTACAGACTTGTTCAAGCCTATGTATCGTGTTAGCTCAAATCTCAGTCTGGCTCATACCAATCTCCTGGAGATTGTTAAAACTCAGAATTTTCTCAAAGCTCGGGGCATACCCTACCATTTCATGAGCTATGTGAACTACTGGCACCATCAAGATCATTGTAGTCCCAATGGAGATTTTGGTGTGCTGAAATATCCAGAACTACAGCCCTTGATTCATGACATAGACTGGGCAAGATGGATTTTCTCTGATTCGCAACGCAACGGTATCTATGAAATGGCTTATGCAGCCAACGACTACAACGGTGATAAATTCCATCCGGGCATTGAAACCAATCGAGCCTGGGCGCATCTAGTCAGCCAAGCAATTGATTAATACTTAGAAATCGGACACAAAATAGCGTGTCGCTGGATTTGCGTAACCAGCACTTATAAAAAAGCCCCTTTCGGGGCTTTTTATTTTGCAACAGGTTTTCGGGGTACTCGAGGTTTTGGTGGCGCTGCTTTCTTTTCAAACTGTTGCTTCTTGACAGGTGCCTTGGCCGCAGGTGATGCTGCCTTGGCCGCAGGTTTTTCTACCCTGTTTGTAGATCCTTCAACCACTGCTTGAGTAGTTCGGTCTGCAATTTCTGCGCCGCCGGCAGGCAGTTGTGCCAGAGCAATATCAGCAGTGTCCACCACAGGTGTTTCAACCTTGTAAGGTACTTCAGCAACAGTCTGAGCTGGTTTACCAAACAATAATTCTTTAATTTTGTTAAACATAGTGTTCTCCTATGTTTTTATTTATTGTTCACAAGGTTTATACCAAAAATTAGTGATCAAACACTAGAAATTTATGTTGCAATGCAACATAGATATCATATATAATAGTACATAGGACGCTGGATAGGCCGGGTCCTGTAGTAAACTCGCTTAATAGGAGAATTATATGTTTACAGCAGACGCAATCATCGACACCGTTCAAACCGGTAAAAAGACTTTTGTCAAGACTTTTGTACAAAACGAAACAGCAGCCAAGGCCATGAATGAGTTCATTGACGCCCAAGCAGACTACACCAAAAAGGCTGCAAAAGTTGGTATTGATACATTTACCACAATCAGTTCTGAAATGGTCAAAGCAAGCCAGAATGCCATGAAGTTCGACTACACCAAATTTGGTGAAGGTATCATGAAAGCTTACACAGCTACTACAACCAAAAAGTAATAACCCAGTGCTCTTTAAGAGCACTTGACAAATAAATCCTGTTGTGCTATTATACGCATAACAGGATTTTTTCTTTAGTAACCAAGGAGATGCATCATGCGTAATTTTATTGTTGGCACAGTTTTTGGGCTAATTTTGGCCACAGTGGGGTTTTCTGGTATTGCTCGGATGCTGGACAAGGGTGTTGACACAGTTAAAACACATAGTCAGGATCTAGCAAAATGAAAATCTTTATAGCACTTGTGTTGTCGAGTACACTAGCCGCATGCTCAACTGTGTCGGGGCTTGGCAAAGATATTTCATCAGTTGCTGATTATACTAAAGACAAAATGTCGGGAAAATAAAATGAAAAAAACTCTATTGCTAATACCTGTTGTTGCTATGTTGACCGCTTGTGGATCAACCAGGTTAGCTGACGTATCATCAAAGGATGCTATCCCGGCTGGTCCACAGCAGGCCATCAGTGAACAGAAACTCACAAATAACTTCAAGCGTCAAGGGGTCAAAATTGTGTATTCTTGGTCGGGCAAATTGGAAGCAATTGAAACCACAGGATATGCACCAGTCTGGGGCGGAAGTCAGAATGCATCGCGTGAGGCATTTAGAGTTGCCGAACTTGAAGCCAAGAAAGCACTGAATGATTTTATCAACAAGGAAACTATCACCAGTTCTACTTCAGTGTTGATGATCAGCCGCAACTTGGAAAAGGCTCGCGACAACAAAACAAACAAATTTGCAACAAACAAGAGTCGTGATGAAGTTGCAAGTATTGCCAGTGATGATGATTCGGACAACAAAGGTGAACTTAATTCAGAACAAAATGTGGCCATCCGCAACGATGCCCTGAGTATTGCCAGTCGTGTGCGAACAAACATTTCAGTACGCAATCAAGGTATTCTTGGCGGCCTGTACCTGGTCGAAAGCGATATAATCAACAACGGCAAAACTGTGCGAGTTGTGTATCGGTGGGATGAGAAACACACTCCTATCCGTCAAAATTTACGAACATTGATGAGTCAATGACATGAAGCGCACAATTGCTGGTCTGCTGTGCGCAGTCAGCATCTATGCAGATGCCGGTATATCTTACCAACCAACCCCATTGGGAGTTGGCATCACTTTGGCGCAATGGGTTCTCAAGGATCGCCAGAGGGTGTTTCAAGTTGACGTAACGTCCACCGGTGTCACAGTTGATCAAGCACGTAAAACTGGATTCCAAATGGCAGTGGAACGTGCAGTTGGAACCATTGTCACAAGTGAAACTGAAGTTGAACAGTCTCGTATTCGACGCAATGAAATTATTACATACGCCGCTGGCTATGTGAGTGACTATGAAATATTAAACCAGCAACAGGTGGGCAATCAGGTGCGCATGTCAATGCGTGTCTGGGTCAGTCACAGTGCACTGAGCAAACGGTTGCTAAATGTCAGTCGTGATGCAGGAACCGTTGACGGAAATCGGGTCAGTGTACAATTACACACTATCCAGCAAGAGAGAACAACTGCAATGACCCTATTGGGATCTGTGCTGGCTGACTATCCTGCTCGTGCATTTGATATTGTTATTGGAAAAACACAAGTGCTGGTTGTTCCTGGTCACCAAGGACATTTACAAATACCATTCACAATATCGTGGAATTCAAAATACATCAACAGTCTGGCCGAGGCTGTGAAAGCCACCAATCAAAGAAGTGATTGCGGCAAGTGGTTTATCCAATGTCAAACCACCAGTGTAGTATCTGTCCTGGGCCGTGCCACCAGTTTTTATGATGATACTGCGGTGTACGATTTGATTCAACGAGAAATGATATTGTCGGGGCCGCGAGTGCAGGTCTCCATCAAGGACACACAAAACACAGTGCAATATCAGCACTGCTTTGCTGTGGCTGAATTATCTCATGCCCAGTATGCACCTTGGTATTATGCAGAAATTGGTGGGCAAGAAGTGCATATTGATTCAGTGCGTAGCAAAAGATTCATTGTGTCGGTGGATTTGGGCAAAAATCCAGCCCAGGACCTGGACCGGATTGAAATACAGGTTATTCGAAATGGGCGTTGTTAGTCAGAGCTACACTTATTGACCACATAAGTACTAGAAGAAATATTGGACATGCTGTAAAATATTGATTTAGCCCAACCACACGTAGATTATATAGACCATGACTCAAGAAAAAGAACTTCCAGCATTTGAAACACACACTCAATCCTTGAATGATTCGGGAATCATGGTCCTTATGGATCAAATTGAAGATGACAGTGTTCGTCCAGTGATAGAGTGGATATTACATGAAACCCTTGTTCGCAAGAAGAAACACAAGGAATTATTGTTGATGATCTGTAGTGAGGGTGGGGATTTGTCATCTGCATTTGCATTGATTGACGTGATGAATTCATCATCGATTCCCATCAAGACAGTGGGCCTGGGACAGATTGCCAGTGCTGGACTTTGTATTTTTATTGCCGGCACTCCCGGACGCAGAATTCTAACACCCAATACCAGTATCCTGAGTCATCAGTTCAGCTGGGGAAGTTCGGGCAAGGTACATGAGTTGTTTGCCACAGTGAAAGAATTTGAACTTACACAACAGAGAATGATAGAACTGTACAAGACTTGCACAGGCCTATCTCTTGAAGAAATTCAACGAGTGTTACTGCCACCGCAAGATGTGTATTTGTCGGCACAAGAAGCACTGACTCATGGCATCTGCGATCTAGTGGCAAGTGTGAGCCGCCCGGTCAGTCGCTGACCTGATAACTAATTTTGCCCTTGTCTTCCTGGGCCGAACTCTTGGTCTTGAGTGAAACCTTTCCATCAACCTTGGCTGGCCAGAAGGCCTTTGTGATCAATTTACCATTCTTGATATTGCTGTAAATTTGAACAAAGTTGAATCCCAAGCTGGTCAAGACAGCTTCGCGGAAATTGGGCACTGCCCCAGCATTGACCAATTTCATAACATCATTAATCACTGCATAGTATACTTTGCCACCATCTGTGGCATTGCCATTTGCCACTTGCGGACTCAATCTAGCACTGGCTGCCTTCATCAATTTTGGAGGTAAACTTCCTCCCTGTTTTTTAAAACTGGTCACAATGTCTTGCACTTCGTCGGGTTGCCAAGGCAAATATGGACGCCATACTTCAGGTACCAATTCGGGGCTGTATTGATACAACCAGTTCATCAATGCAAACGGTTGTGACACACCACTAAGTGATGGGTCTTGTGCTTCTTTGATGAAACTGTAGGCTTCAGGATATTTCTTTGCCAAGAATGGTGGCACCTTTAAGGAAGTCAGTGCAGGCGGCGCTCCTTTGCCGGCAGCCTTGCTGCTCATGGCAAGAGCATTACCGGTTTGTCTATTCAACAAGCCATAACTATCCGCAATGGGGTTACTGGTGTTCTTGGGAAAATACAATAGTAAACTGCCCAGGTCTTGACCCACCCAGTCCAAGAATGCATCACGCTTGGGAAAATCTGCCACGCCATTTAACACACTCATCACACCAAGAAATTCGCTGGCATAGAGCTCAATGGCCTTTTGTTCTTGTGCACTGAGATTTTGTGGCACTGTTGGTACCTGCTTTTGAGAAATTTGCTTGGCCATGGCAATCACAGCATCGCCAACTTGTCCTAGATCTTTCAAGTGAGAATTGACAATTTTATTGTACAACTCGCTGGCAGGAAAGCCACCGTAATCTAGTATGCTAGCAACACCAGTTTCTAATTTTTCTGGATCCACGTCCTGACTGGGAAATACATCTGCAGGTTTAACAGGGATGCCTTCGCTCTCTTTGCTGCCAAACTCCACAGTTTTTTGTAATTCGTTATTTTTAATCTGACCATTCACCTGCTTGGTTGCTGGATCAATAGTGTTGAGTTTTATCACGCCCCTAGGCCCGGTTTGCAGCCAAGTCTTGACATTCTTTGCTTCTTTGGGATCAATGGTTACTTCACCGCCGCTTACCTTGGTAAATGGTGATCCACTCATTACTTTGTATAGAAACAATTCTGTGCGAGTGAATGGTTTGCCAGTTTTTGGGTTGGCAACTGCACTGGCCTTGTTTGGGGGGATTTCGGAGGCAGCAAGTGATGCTTCGGTTAGATCTGTTATTTGCATAGTAGAGTATTTATTGTTTTGAGCTATATGAGCAGTGAAACTATTGCGCTGACTGCAAAAATCATGTATAATTACTTCACAGTCTACTAGAGACCGCATTATTTACAAGGAACACAATGCCAAGTTTAATCCCCATGGTTGTTGAACAAACTGCAAAAGGTGAACGCAGTTACGATATTTACAGTCGCTTGCTCAAAGATCGAATCATCATGCTAGATACCGATGTGAACGAGCACACTGCCAGCCTACTGGTGGCGCAGTTGTTGTTTTTGGAAAGCGAAGATCCAGAAAAAGACATTAGTTTTTACATCAATAGCCCTGGCGGAAATGTCACAGCGGGTCTGGCCATTTACGACACCATGCAGTTTATCAAACCCGACGTGCAAACCATTGTAATGGGCCAAGCTGCCAGCATGGGCAGTTTTCTAGCACAAGCCGGCGCCCCCGGCAAACGTATTGTGCTGCCTGAATCTCGCACAATGATTCACCGTGTTAGTTCAGGTACGCCCGGCACCCGTGGATCAGTGCATGTACAAGATTTGCAGTTTGAAGATTCCAAACGTATCTTTGAAGAAAGCGTTCGTATTAACAAGCGTCTGACAGAATTGTATGTGCGTCACAACACAGCAGGCAAAACATACGACGAGTTATTTAACACCATGAAGTTTGACACGTTCTTGAGTGCAGAAGAAGCTGTGGCATACGGGCTTGCTGACAAGATTTTGGCCAAACGCTAATGTTTTTTACCCTGAGCCGACAACCGGATCAGAGATTGCCCAATCATGACCGCCTGGCCTCTTGGTGGTTCAGTCATGATAATGGGTGGTCTCTCACTGCCAGCGGTTGGTTCAAGGGCTATAGACACAACACTTTGCCTGGCGGCAATTTTCTAGAACTAGCAGTCAGTGGTGAAACTATACAGCTTGTGCACGAAGCTGAACGTTCATTTCCGTTGTGGTACAATGACGTTACAGAAACATTGACCAACCTTTTGGGATCTGGGCAACCGGTATGGACTGCTACTCAAATTACTCTTGAACCAACTGGAATACAATTTAAAAAGCACCCAGCCCTGGGTCAACTACGATCTGGATCGTTGACTCTTGAACAGGGTCTGGATGCAATTGAACAAAACCTGCGCACAAAGTTTGTGGCCCTTGCACAAGATTATGCCAATCTGCCAAAAAAATTATTTGTGTCTGGCGGGATTGATACTGCATTAATACTGGCTCTGTCACGACAACACAGGGTTGTTCATGATGTGGTTGACTATGAACACTTTGAGTATGACGCCTTTACCAATGCTAATTGGGAAGACATTCGAGCCCGGCACTGGGGTTACGGACAGATACATCATTGGCGTAGTCCCACAATGTTATTGACTGGAGCATGTGGAGACGAGTTTCTGCTCCGTGGACCAAATACCCTAGCCACCTGGTGTGCTTGGCAGGATATTGACATTGTTGACATACTAGCAAAGTCAACCGGATACCATGTGGGGTATTTTAACAAGCCTAAAAATTTAAAAATATTCCAAGACGCATATTCAAACAGGCATGAAATTCGTGATAGATATCCCACATACATGCACCTGGTTCGACAAATACTAGATGCCAATATCAACGATTATCAATACTGGCACTTGGGTAATACATTAACTCACACTCCATTTAAGGATATAGAATTAACCAAGATAATGCTTCAGTTACCCATTGATGAGTTAATCAAACACATTATTGATGCTAGTATATGCAAACAGATTATTGGACGAATTAATCCTGAATATCTTGCACTGGTTGCACCCACTAAAAATCTCAATTCTCGCAGAAATTTACCCTTGATTTTCTAAATGTTGTAAAAATACAACACAAATTTTGGTTGACCAGAAATGCTCCATTTGCTATAATAGAAACATACAGTAACAAAACAGGAGCTCAAGATGGGTACACGTTCAAGAATTGGTGTCATGCATGGTACAGTTTGCAAGTCAGTCTACTGTCACTGGGACGGCTACTTGGAGCACAATGGGACAATCCTGCAAGAGCACTATAACAGCGCCAAAGCCAATCACCTGGTGGCACTGGGTGATTTGTCTACTCTGCGCGAAAACATCCTGGTTCCCGATGGCGTTGATCACAGTTTTGAAAAGCCCTTGCCTGGCACCACAGTGTTTTACGGTCGTGACCGCGGTGAGACTGGTACCGACTTTAAAGTGGCACACACTTTTGCTGAATTTCTGGAACAGGTAGACAATTGTGGCGGAGAGTATTACTACATCATGGAAAATGGTGAATGGTACTGTGGTAGCATGTACGGCGAGTTCAAAGGTCGCTTGGTGTTGTTGAGCCAAGCACTGGAGTCAATCAAAGTAGCGGAGGCATCATGATTCGAATTATTCTTGGATTGATTATAGTGATGTCGGGCGTGGGCGGAATTGAAAAAAGTCTGTCTGACCTTGATTTGTTTTATTCAGCATTGATATCATCGTTTGGGTTGATGGTCATGGCATCTGGCGTGAAATTTGTCAAGGAGTGAATAACATGGGATATCGAGTTTTCAAACACGGCAATGAATACGGTCCACGTGCAGGACTTGAAGGACCTTTTCACTATCCCAACGGTCAGGTGTTGTATTATGATCCAAAGGCAGGCGAGTACTGGGATCCACGTACCGACTTCTATGTTGACAACGAAGATGTGGCCCGCCTGCAGAATTCAATTTTTGACCTAGTACGAGCCTAGATAATTGTTGTAAAAATACAACACAGATTCTGGTTGACCAGAATCTGATCATTTGCTATAATACTTGTATTGTAAACAAAAAGGAGTCAGAAATGCAAGCACTTAACACCTGGGTTGATCAACAAAATCGCTGGGCTAGTTTGTTCAAAGGTCAGCGTACCGAACCCTTGTACGAAATTCAAACTGCCGCAGGACGGAAACGAGTGGCTGAGGCTATTGATTGTGCCTTGAGCCCAGAAAATCTTTCTTGCGATGGTGAGTTGCCCCGTAGCCAAGTTCAAGCTCGCTATCGTGCCCTGACAGCGGCCGCTAAGGATCTAGTCAAATTGGATCCAAATATGTCCAAATTCATGTACGAATTTGGTTGACCAGAATCTGATCATTTGCTATAATACTTGTATTGTAAACAAAAAGGAGCGAGAGATGATTGCTTTAGATAACTTGGAATCTATTCATAACACTGCCCGAGAGGCCGCTATCCAAGCCGAGAACGAGTTCCGTGCCCGTCACGGCGAGCCTGGCTACTGTGGATTTGCCTGGGTTGTAGTGCGTGAAAAAGCATCAACCAAACTGGGCCGTGCACTCAAGACCGTGGGGTTCCGCAAAGAATACGGCGGCGGTCTAAGCTTTTGGAATCCTGGTGGTAGTTTTACACAAAGCATGGACATCAAAGAAGCTGGTGCTGAAGCCTATGCCAAAGTTCTGCGTGAACATGGCATTGACGCTTACATGAATTCTCGTGCAGACTAATTGGAGACAACAATGACCACTATTCAAGACATCAATCGTGCAATTCTTTCTGGATCGTTTACAAATGATCAACTCACCAGCATTGGTGATGCAATTCGCTTTGCCCGAGCTCAGCTCACACAGAAGACCAAACGCAGTCTCATGTTGGGCGACACTGTGAAGTTTACCAGTAACCGAAACGGTGTGACTTATCGTGGCACCGTTCGTAAAATTGCCATCAAGTTTGTGACAGTTGATACTGGTCAACTTCTGTTCAAGGTTCCCGCCAACATGCTGGAGGCAGCATGAGTCGAATGAGTGACTTGGATGTTGAACTAAAAGCAATGACATATTCAGAGCTTGAGCAGGCCTGGCTGGTGCTGAGAGACTCACTGTCAAAAAGCCCGCAGGACGAAGCCATGCAAGAATTTTATGTTCAAGAACTTGAGCGCCGTGAAAACATGTGGAAAGAAATAGGTTTATAATGAACTGCAATCCTACTCTAACAGCCGACGAATTCAAAACTATTCACAACGGCATCTGCGAACTCAATGGTGCGATTCAACACCTCGAAGGTGTGCTTGATCCAGAACTTCTAAAGCGACTGCTTCATGGAGTCAGTGAGATTCGTCGAGGTCTTGACAATGCATACGAGCAAGATGATAGTGCATTTGAGTCCAAGTCAGCTCACTATGAACGCATTCGGGAAGAACTAGGACTTTCTGCGGTGTGGAGCATATACCAAGTTGATGATCTTGGTGAGCGTCATTCCTACACAGGTGCTACCACGGTGCTGTACACGGATCACTGGGGGCACACAAGTAAAGTGCAAGTGCCAATCAATGGCTTGACCTGGGCCGCATTGTACGTGGCCGCTAATGCTGCCATCCGTGACAGCGGTGACACCCATCACACGTATATCGAAGATTTTAAGCCCAGCAAAGACGATGCCACTGTTTTGGTGTTGTCCACAGGAAGTTGATATCCAACAATGAAATCCACACGAGTTGACTGCGGCTATTATTATAATGGCGATCTCACTTACCTAACCAATCAATTATTTGGTGCTCCGGGCACACAGACAGGCCGACGTTGGTTTTATCGTATGATAATTCCTGCCGCAGAGTGGCGCAGAAAAGGACGAAATGCAAAATTAAAACTGGTATTGTATTTTCGTAACAATTCAGATGCCACGTTTTTCTGCTTAAAAAAGTCGCAGAAATAAGTGGTTGGCTAGTAAAGACTTGTTTGCTATAATGTATGCACTAACTGTTGAAAGGCTATGACATGACTCGAAGTCAAATTGATGATATTTTAAAATGGCTAGGTTGTGTTGCAGTATGCATAGGTGCTTTGTTGACTAGTTTTCGCATTGATCCAATGAACATTTATTTTTTGAATCTAGGTGCCGCATTGTACTTGGTATGGTCAATACGTATTGGTGAACGAAATCTTATAGTGGTCAATGGCGTGTTGTTGGGATTGTATATTATAGGATTGTTTATTTCCAAATGAAAGCATTTCAAGAAACCACAGTGTGGGACACTCCCACACACAATCATGTGTACTTTTTGGACAACAGCAAAAGCAAGATGTTTGCCTATGTCAAGCACGGCACCGACATTGTGTTTAAATTTAAAAAACCCATACGGATTGACACACGTGGACGCAAGTTTTTGGAAGTGCCAAATCGGTGGAATTTTGAGGATCGGGATGCACCGGTTAACCCACAATGGACTGTGACGGGCAGTAAAGGTAACAAATACACAGTGGAAAAGACAGAAAACGGCATGACATGTACTTGCAGTGGTTTCAAGTTTAGGGGAAACTGCAAGCACACTGAATCTATCACACAGGAATACAAATAATGTACAAGACCATTTATACCGAAGTTGAAGTTGACGTTGACTTGTCAGACTTCGATACCGATGACCTAATTGAGGAATTGGAAAATCGTGGTGCCGGCACCGGTGAGTTTGGCGATGGTAAAGAAATTTTACAAACCATCTACGAAAAACGTAGGCTTGGTCGAGACTACCAAGCGGAACTTGATCAGCTTATTTGGTTGGGTCTGGGCAGAGTAATCTAGAATATGTTGCCAAACAGCTTGTTTTTACCACAGCAATATCATATACTAGTAGCACGATGTCAGTAACACATCGAATTAACTTAAAGGAAACAGAGATGAAATTGATTAACACAGAAACCAAAACATACAAAGTTTTTACCGCACTCAAAAACGGCGAAGCATTGACCCCAGCTGAAGCCAAGAAGCGTTTTAGCGTTGGCAACTTGGCAGCAGAAGCCAGTCGCATCCGCCAGCACGGTTTTGCAGTGTATGCAAACACCCGCAAGGCCGGCAATGGCGTGACTGTGACAGAGTATGTTATGGGCAAGCCAAGTCGCAAGATTGTGGCCGCAGGCTACAAAGCCATGGCACTTGGCCTGGTTTAATATCAACTGCATAGCTCACTAGAGCATATGGTAAAAAGGTCACCAGGTGACCTTTTTCATTGTCCAATAAATAGATTTGTCGTATAATAAATACATGTTTAAAAAGATCATGAAAAAACTAGGACGACAACGAGTCATTCTAGATCGCCAGGGACAGGATCCTTATCTGGAACGCTACTATGTGTTTCTTAAAGAGCGTGCCTGGTTCCCGTTCAACATTTTTGTTCACAAGTTTTTAAAGAGTGATCCCGATGACGTGCATGATCATCCCTGGCCTTATGCTACACTTATTTTGAAAGGCGGCTACTGGGAATGGATTCCGCAGTTCAATGACAAAGGGGAGAAATTTGGAGAGATTGCACACTGGCGCAAGCCGGGTCATTTTCGCATTAGCAGTGCCACTAGCTATCATCGCATTGAATTAGATCCTGCTGTGGAATGTTGGACACTTTTTATGCCAGGCGCAAAAAAACGCGAGTGGGGCTTCCTGGTCAAAAATAAATGGGTAGCACACGATCAATACTTGCCCAAGTAAGAGATAAATTGTTTAATCAGTCAAGGAATTAATATGAAAATCTACATTGGTAAACCTCGCTATCACTGGATCAGCCCCTACACCATGTTGGACTACATGTTCTTCTGGACCGACTGGAGCAAGTGCAGTCGTGACAAGAGCTTTCGCGGCTTTGATGATGAAAAGAAATATGTTGAGCATCCTGAATGGGTGGAAAAGTGGAGTGACCGACTTGAGCCCATCAGCCGGGGTATCCAGTGGGTGCTGGATCGGGTGCATCCAAAGATCGACTATGTGAAAATTGACTACTGGGATACCTGGAGCATGGATCATACCCTGAGTCCCATTATCCTGCCCATGCTGAAACAACTGAAAGAAAAAAAGCACGGTAGCCCCTTGGTAGATGACGAAGATGTGCCTGAAGGTCTTGGCCTGCGCAGTACAGAGGCACCTGCCAAAGAAAACGAGTGGGATACTGATGCCAACCACTTCAAGCGTTGGGACTGGGTCATGTCGGAAATGATCTTTGCGTTCGAGTGCAAAGTTGATGATTCCTGGGAAGATGCTTTCCGTGAAGGTGACATTGACATGATTTGGGTACCTGTGGATGTGCACGGCAACGAAGTACCCAAGGGCGACCACAAGTACTACCAAATGAAGGATGGTCCAAAAAACACCTACAAGTGCGATTACGACGGCATGCGAGTGGTAGAGACTCGTATTCAAAACGGATTCCGCTTGTTTGGCAAGTACTATCAGGCGCTGTGGGATTGATGCCGGTGCCATCACAATTCATAATAGATCAATTGATACAACGTCCGTTGGAATCAGACAAGCCCACATCCAAGATTAGCAGTCAGCAGTTTGATACTTGGCATCATCAACAGATATTTGCCACTCTGCGTGGCACAAGATACGGGCGTGATTTTTGCAATACATTTTGTGTGTTTGACAACATACTATGGTTTGACGATCGACCGGACAATTGCAAACAATATATTTTAAAGCACTATGTTGTTCGGTGATAAACTATAACATGCACAAAATAATTAGAGTTGACCCTGAGCCAAAACACTTTTCTTTGGGATGGATGCTGGGTTCAAGATGCAACTATGAATGCATGTATTGTCCAGCTGATTTACATGATACCACTAGTAAACCCCATGATCTTGCGACCATGCAAAAAGTATGGACCAATATATATGAAAAAACAAAGCACAAACAACTGCCTTATAAAATAAGTTTTACTGGTGGCGAGGTAACTGCCAACAAAAACTTCTTGCCCTTGATACAGTGGTTGCGCCGAGAATTTCCCGAAATTGCCATGATCATACTGACCACAAATGGCAGTGCTAGTTTGAACTATTATCGAAAACTTGCAGCTCAGGTAGAAGCCATAAGCTTCAGCACACATTCAGAGTACATGAATGAAACTGAATTTTTTAAAAAAGTACTAGCAGTCAATCGCCTAATGGTTCGACCACGCAAGAGTTTTCATGTCAACATCATGGACGAGTACTGGAATCAGGATCGCATCAAGTTGTACGAGGAATTTTTTACTCAACACAAGATCAGTCACAGCACAAACAGAATCAACTACAAGCTGGGCACAAGAGATTTTTATGTGAGAAAGGGCAGGCAAGATTTTGAATTTAACTAATCACTCCAACTACAACTGTCGAGTCACAACTGACGACGGGCAAGAGTTCTTGATCTATTCCAATTGGTTGCACAACAACAATCAAGACCATTGGCAAGGTTGGTTGTGCGAAACTGGATCCACTCGATTGTTCATTGACAAAGAATTGAATGTGTATGGAGGTGAATGCAAAAATCAACATCTTGGGCATGCATTAACTGGGTTTGAATTAGAAGAGCAGGCAATTTGTAATCTACCTAGGTGTAATGGTTGCACAGATGATTTGATCACATCCAAACGACAAGGAGACCAACCAAGATGATTGGCACAATGCCCCATCTGCATACTCGTAACAGAGAAAGTTTTGAATATGCTAGAGAGATTGTTAAACCGCACGGGGGACTTGACCCCATAATTGAGTGGTGCAAAACTGAATGTCAGTCTGATTGGCGATGGTCTCTGATTGATGTCAGCACTGACACTCGTCCAGGGAAGTATGCTTTTTACTTTGATTCGGATCGAGACTGTGCCGCTTTTTGCTTGAAGTGGTGCTAATTTATCTAGATCACTTGACAAATAAAGTCAAGTTTGTTACAATAGCTAGATGGCATACATAAACTTACGCTCTTGAAAAAGTAGGCGTAAACAACACAGGGGCTTTTGTATATTTGAAGTCCTTGGTGTGATAGACCTGCTGTAGTTAGGCAGAACTGTTGCATTAACCCAAAGGAGAAACTAATGGAAAAATATATTAAATTATCACTACACACCGTGGTGTTTTTAATAGTTGCCACTTTTGGCATAGCACTGATTAATGCAGTAACTCAAAACAAACTAACCCGCCTGGCAGACTTTGATGCTAGCACAGTAACCACTATTAGTGAGTTCAAAGCGGCTGTCAAGGACAAAGAACGCCGTCTACAATGCATGACTCAAAACATCTACTGGGAAGCCGCTAGTGAGCCTGCAGAGGGCAAACTAGCAGTGGCACAGGTGGTTATGAATCGCGTGGAGAGTGGAAAATTTCCCAATGATCCATGCCAAGTTGTGCACCAGAAGAATGTGGTGTACGAACGAGTACTGTGTCAATTCTCTTGGTACTGTGAGCAGAATTTCAAGACACGGCCTATTCACAAAAAGCTCTGGCTTGAAAGTGAAGAAGCCGCAAAGATGGTGATGTTTGATGGGTTTAGAATTCCTGAACTCAAAGACGCACTATACTATCATGCTGACTATGTTAACCCGCAATGGAACAAGAAGCAAGTGGCCAAAATTGGCCGACACATTTTTTACAAGTGAGATCTAAATGAAAAACTTTGACATTGAACAAACTGTAACAACACTGCAATCTTATATTGCACCCATTTCAGCGGCAACGTTGAGTTGGTTGGCAGTGATTTTATTGCACTCGGCAACCTTGCCGACTCTGATTGCAGTGCTGACTGGTCTCAGCGACAAAATGCCCAGTGTGGACATGGTATTGTTGGTCTGGTCAGGACTTACTGCTATGTTTGCTCAAGCAGTGGTACAGCGCAACTTCCTAAACATTGTGACCATTGCTTTTGGATTTATTGTTCAAAGTAGTCTTATGGTGTTGATTTTCTTCAAGTGATCTGTTATACTTGCTAGATGAACTTACATAGACTATTGGATAGAATTGAAGAGTGGTGGCGCTACCCACAGCCCACCACTGTACAAAAACAACTACTTGGACTGTATACTGATGTCATCGACACTGAGTTTACCGCAGTTCGATTAGCCAGCGAAGAATCTGCTCGTTATGTGCTAGAGCACATGCGGGCAGTTCCTAACTTTGATACTGACTATGATTTGCATGAGTGGGTGTGCAAAACACAGTTAGCCAACCATCTTGGCCTACGTGGCATGGTGCTTGAGTTTGGGGTGGCCACTGGGCGCACACTGAATCAATTTGCTTACTGGTTGCCGCACAAAATTGTGCATGGATTTGATGGCTTCAAAGGCCTGCCCGAAGACTGGACATCAAGGATGCGCAAAGGTTTCTTTGCAAGAAGCAAGCTTCCCCGAGTTCGTGGCAACTGTGAATTGCATGTGGGTTGGTTTGATCAGACACTGCCAAGCTTTGTGCAAGAACAAGGATCTAGGCCTGTGCAATTGTTGCATGTGGATTGTGATTTGTATTCTAGCACAGTTACAATTTTGGACAACTTAAAAAACAACATTGTGCCCGGCACAGTGATTATTTTTGATGAGTACATGAACTACCCAGGCTGGCAGTTGGATGAATTCCGAGCATGGCAAGAGTTTGTTGCACAGCACAAGATCCGGTATGAGTATATTGGGCGAGTGAGTCGGCATCAAAAAGTTGCAATTCGCGTACTTGGTAATACTTGAGTACTACATTTTAAGCCCCGAAAGGGGCTTATCTTTTGGTTGACCAAAATCTCCCGATCTGCTATAATATACACATAGACAATGAAGGAGAGCAGTATGGAAGATTTTACAATGGATCAAAGTGGCATGGATATTGTGCGTAAGGCACAAGTATATGCCATGGCTGCTCACGCCGCAGTTGGACAGAAGCGTAAGTACACCGGCGAACCCTACATCGTCCACCCTGCCGAAGTTGCCCGGATCGTGGCTGGTGTTCCAGGTGCTACACCCGACATGGTTGCGGCTGCTTGGTTGCACGATGTTGTGGAAGACACTGATTGCACTTTCACTGATGTGCACGTGGCCTTTGGTGCTGACATCGCTGCCTTGGTTGGCTGGCTCACTGACGTTTCCAGGCCCGAAGATGGCAACCGTGCTTATCGTAAGGCCGTGGACCGTGCTCACACTGCCGAAGCACCTGCCGAAGCACAGACCATCAAGTTGGCAGATTTGATCAGCAACAGCCGAAGCATCATGGAACATGACCCTGCTTTCGCTAGGACCTACTTGGAAGAAAAGAGATTGTTGTTGGCTGTGATGACTCGGGGTGACGCAGGTTTGCACGCCGAGGCAAGCCGGTACGTAGGAGTTGAAGAATGACAATTAATGAATTAGTGTTGATAGGGTATAGCATTGTTGTCTCTGTAGTTGGACTAGCATTGTTATTTTCACCAAAAGATCCAAATGAAAGTTGGCACCTATGAACGAGGCTGAACAAGCAGGACGGCGGGCTCAGGTGATGCTCTACATGGTATTGTTTGCTGTATGGTTTAATGTTGCTTGCATTGTGGCCTGGATTTACATGGAGTGGTTTTTATGAACGAACGAATTAAAGAACTTGCTCTACAGGCTGATCTTACACAGGCAAAAGATTTTAAATCAGGCGATGAAGTTAAAAATATTGTCTTTGGCAACGGGCTAGAAAAGTTCGCCGAGTTGATTGTGCGAGAATGTGTGAACATTGTAGAAGGTCTAAGCCCGGGCTACGATGATTATCGCAATCAGATCGAGGATTCGTTTCGCAGAGATTGTGTAGCAGAGATTAAACACAAGTTCGGAGTTGAAGAATGAAAACAATGTTTGCTGTAGTTGGTGGATTTGTAGTATTTCTGGCCGTGCTAGGCACCATGAATGTTGGCAACTTTGTGCTAATGTACAGCCCGGATAAAATATCTTGTACTAAAGGAGTTGAATCGTGACACTAACCAAATTCAGTCGTAATCGCATGATGCTGAGTGCTACTCGTTGGTCAGTGCCTCGCGAGTACTTTGATCCCTTGTACAACTATCTAGTCCATGGATTTGAACCGGGATCGTTTTGGTCAGCGGTACTGGCCAATGACTTTATGCGGGCCGTGCAGTCGAGTCACCCCGGCAACACAATTGAGGCACTCAAGCACACCACAGGTTGGATCCAGGATTCATTCCCAATAGAAAGCTACAGCAACTATCACACAATCAAGGCTTGGATGAAGCTAGACGCCATGGATCGTCGCTTGATCCTGGAATCAGCCCGTATGATCTACACCGAACAGGAAGAAATCATGCTGGCTTTAAAAGGTGAAAGGACTACACCCGAACCTGTTCTTTGGTAATTCTTGGTTGACAACAATTGGCATTTTCGCATATAATATGCATACGGTACAAGATTTATACCGGCTAATCAAAACACAACAACGTGACATGGTGTCACTGAGTTGTAACGATTACGAACAAAAAGGAACTAACTATGGCTACCGCCACACAAACCTGGGCAATTTTGTCCAACAACTACGCGGCCACTAAGAACGCCCGCTATACAAATTCAGCTTCTAATCTAATTGACTTGGTTCAACGCTACAACGACACCGTTGCCGCAATGCCTGTGCAAGCACGCCGCAATTGGCAAAGCAAACTGGCCAAAGCAATCACAGTCTTTAAAAAGAATCATCCTGGCCTCACCAGCGTCAACGATCGCTCACGTTTTCGTCTTTGCAAGAGTCTGACAGGCAAGCTCAAGGACATTGTGATTGACACCACAATGCAACGTGAACCCAACTTGGATTGGATTATCACCATCATCACCAACTTCCGTGCATACCAAGCACAACCTATTCAGGTGTATGCAACTGGTGCCGGGCAATGGGGTGGGTGGGATGGTCAGCACACTTCGATTGCTCTGTACTTGATTGCAACTGTGGGCCTGGGTGAAAACTTTGATGACATTGAAGTGCCAATCAACATCTATGACATCACCAGCCGCGGTGAGATTCGTGGTAACTTTATTAACAACAACACCACAGTGGGTAAAAACGCAGGCAAGAAGCCCTTGGACATCATTGACATTTTCATGCAAATGATCTACGGTGTTGAGGTTGACGGCGTTAACGAGCCTGAGTGGGTAGACGCACACACCAAGTGGAAGCACATTGCCAACGCTGGCATGTTCTTGACAGCTGAAAAGTTTAACGACACTGATCAAACAGGCGCCATTAGTCGTCTCAACGAACTGAACGATGCTTCGGTTGAAGTTGTGCGTCAGTTTGCTGTGTATGGCAACTATGTTGTGGGCATTCAACAACGTCCTATCAACAGCAAGGAAATCCCGATCATTATTGAGTTCTTGAACTTGTGTGAACAGCAAGACATTGTGTACAGTGACGCTGACATTGAAGACTTGGCCCAACATTGCATTGACATGTTTCAAGCCAACTTTGACGCCAAGAGTGAATTCTGGAAAACTGCTCATCAAGCCAACTTAAATGCCTACAACAAAACCTATAAAGGCATTGCCAAGCACATGTGGCCTGATGCACCGCGTAACAACAAGAACACACCGCAAGGTACTGCATTTTTCTGGCATCAGTTAAAGCATACCTGGGCTCCGACAAAAGCCAAAGGATTTAAGTTTCCCAAGCAACCGTTCTCGGTGTACACACCTGATGTCAAGGACTTGTTCTAAAATGAAACCAATTCCATTACAACAACGTGTTGTTAATTTTGCACAAAAGAAACCCACGCCTGTCAAGCGTGGCGGCGCAAGCTACAGCGAAACTCAAGAATACTGTCGCAGTGAAATCTTGCGACATGTAGAGCAGTATAAACAACTCAAGGTAGAAGGACAAACAGCACGTTTAATCCGCGACATGATTGATGTGTTGTTACGCAGATATCATGGCTACTCAATCAAAGAAAACATCGGAGCCCACTACTATGAAACAGGCCTACCACATGGTACCAAGACTGAGTTCGAACATGTGATTCCTGCTTCTGTGGCCCGTGACTTGGTATTGTTTGGACGCCTCACTGTGGATGAAGCATTGAACATTCCAACATGTCGCTTGAGTGCCGCAAATCATAAAAAATTAAACTCAACCAAGTTAGGCAGCACAACACCGGACATTTATTGGTTTTGGAAAAGATATCAAGAGTTGGGCATTTCATTAACAACTCATGACGGCGTGGTAGTTGATACTACCACTTGGAATTTAGACAGTCACTACACTTATTTTAAGGTATAAATTATGAGCCAACTTGAACTACATGGAAGACCTTGGATTGTTTTCAACCCCGGCAATCGCCAGCACAGGAGATTTTATTATGATTTTGTAAAATCTGGTACCTGGGCCAGGTGCCCGGTGAGGTTTGTTGTGGCTGATGATCAGGGAGATCTAGTGACCATGATCCAGCGCACACTGATCAAGCACTATGTTCAGCGGGAATTCAGTGTTGCAACAAAACAACAGAATGTGTTGCATAAAAACAACAAAAAAACCCAGGAAAAAGCACCGAAAAAAACTGGTTGACCAGAATCTCCCATTTTGTTATAATAGAAGTATAGTAAGAAACAAAGGAGCTTTAGATGACATACGTAATCGTTGCAAAAGGTACAGGTTTAATTGTTACAGACGGTCCCAACAAAACTCGTGCCTACAAAACTTTTGGTGCCGCTAAGGCTACTCGTACACGACTCTGCCGCAAAGCAGGTTGGGGCGAAAACGAACTGAACATTGTTGCTCGTGACACTTACCGGGCTCCCAAGATCACAGTGAAGAATTTGATGAGCGGCAAGCCTGTAGAGATCGATGCAGACACTCCATGGTGTTGCAACCCTGCTTCCGAAACTTACTGGAGCATGTGATATGAAAAAAATAATACCGCGTAGTTTTACATTTGATGTCATGGTTAGAGAAACTGCCGATGGCCGTGTTACCAAGTCCTCTACAGGTGGACCATGGTTGCGATTGGCTAGAAAAATGGCCAAGAATGGTCGGGCCAAGTTAACCTGCAACGGAAGCCAGTTTGCTGGATATGGCGGATCTTACGACGTGGGTTATCATCGTGTAAATTATACAGTAACGGAGATTGTGTAATGAAGATTGTGCACAAGAGTTATTATGCAGGTGGATTTCGTGCTCGCAATGCCGGCAAGCCTACACAGACTTGGCCATCTCTTTTGGTATGGGCGGCTGCGGCCTATGCACAACGCATCAATGGTTCCTACGTTAAAGAGCCGGAATACAAAGATGACACTCTTGTTCGCAAACCCAACAAAGTTTTGGTTTCAGAAGCTCTAGCCGATGTTGCAGTGATCACTCCAGCTGACGCTGATGTCGGCAAACAGGCCCGTGAGTGGCACAAGAAAACGCTGACATTCAGGGCACTTAAAACCAAGCTCAATGATTTTGAACAGCTGGTTTCCAAGGTAGCTGAGATGGAAACGTTCGACAACACTCAACGTTATGAATTGGCCATCACTGCCAGTCAGATTCAAAGTTTTATTTCCAGCAAATCGTTTACTGAGTTGATGAGTCGCGTGGATGCAACTGCCCCGGCACTGGGACAAGTGGGCGACAAGATTAGAACTTCAATCGAAGTCACCAAGGTGGTGTACAGTCAAAATTACAATGTATTTTTTGTAACAGCAATCACCGAACACAATCAAAGTGTGTTCTTTAGCTACCGTGCCAGTGTGCCAGTGGGTTCGAGGTTTTTGGCTCAGGGCAGTATCAAAGCACTGCGTCCTGACACCACTCAGTTGACCCGAGTCAAGTTGATATGAGCAAGGTAACACAATTTTTAATTTCCTGGGATAACCAGGGACTTGAATACATTGGTAACATCACTGAGTATCAACACGATTTGACCTGGTCAGCTCTTAAAGGAACTAACCCAACTGCCAAACTAGCAAACATCAATCACTTGATGCTTCGTGCAAGATACAACACGCACCGGCATTATGAAATTTATGTGGTAAGTGCAGTAGATGGAATTACCAAAGAAGATATACAAGATATGTTTGAGTCTGCACCCCAGCAGGCGGCAGACACTATTCGCAAACTTGGTCAGAAGATATACAGTGATCGACTTGACGAATCTAAAGTTTTAATAAAGTAAAAATATGACGCAAGGTGAAGATGTTATAATCAGTGCAAGTGCCGAAATTAGGCATTTGGACTTATGCAAGATTGGCAATCATGTGGCCATTGACAGTGGATTCTATTGTACCACTGCGCTGGAACTGGGCGACTATGTGCATATCAGTCCACATGTGGCTGTGATCGGTGGTCGTAGCAGTGCCTTGATCATGGAAGATTTCTGTGTTATTGGTGCTGGATCTAAAATGGTTGGCGGTTCAGAACTGTTTTTAGGCGAGGGTCTTATTGGCCCATTCATCCCAAAAGAGTATCACGATACATCCATAGTGGCTCCGATTAGACTGGAACGATTCAGCGGAGTTATGACCAATGCTGTTGTCATGCCTGGGATCACAATGGCCGAAGGGTCGTTTCTTGGGGCAAACAGTTTGCTAAAAGAAAATACCGAGCCGTGGACAATCTATGCTGGCAATCCAGCACGACCTATTCGGAAACGTCCTCGAGAAAAGTGTTATGAATACGCGGCCAAAATGGGTTATGTTTATTTGTAAGGAGATATCATGGGATTAGATATGTACGCCTATGTGGCACAACGAGCAAATCAGCGCGATGAGTTTTACGAAGGTGCTGAGTTCAATGAAACAACTCGTGAGTATGAGAACAAAACAACAACCAAGCCACGTGAACTAGCCTACTGGCGCAAGCATCCTAATCTGCATGGCTGGATGGAACTGCTTGCAGAACAAAAAAAATTAAAGTATGATAGTTTCAACGGCATTGAACTAGAGCTTACCTGGGAAGATCTTGATGCTCTAGAGCATGCAGTCAAACACAATCGACTGCCAGGCACAAGTGGATTCTTTTTTGGCGAAGACTCAGACAAACACTATCGTCAAAGCGATTTGGAGTTTATTAAAAACGCTCGCGCAGAGTTGTTCTTGGGGTTAAAAGTATTTTATAATTCAAGCTGGTAATGGAGAAAATAATGAAACATAGCACACAATTGGTTGACGACAACTTTGAGCTGGAACAACAGATTCTCAAATGTTGGGGTATGGTAGATGACGTCAAGGAAATTGTTGACCAGTTCAATCAAGGTAAACTCACCAACGAAGACACAGTTCAGACTCTTCTGGCCTGTGTGGCAGTTTACCAATTTCGATTTGATCGTACTTTTCAAAAATATGAAGAGGTTTGCCAGGGGTTACACTCCTTGCGTCACCAAATCCAAAATTTGGAAGGTAAGATTGAAGACCGAGCTGAGAAATCCAGTAAGAAATCTGGTAAAAAATCAGCTCAAAATGTGGCAGAAAACGGTTGACCAATAACTTGTTTTTTGCTATAATACTTGTATGCTGTAAAAAAGCATATGAAACTTGTAAATTAACTTTAGGCACTTTGAAAGGCACACACAATGGCTAAGCAAGACAACAAAACTTTTACCGTAGCTGGTACTGCAACTAACCCTGATGGTACTACCAAGGCTCGCTTTGCGAATGACCTGGTGGCACGTATCAAGATTCTCAACAAGGCAAACTGCACCAACATCAATTTGATGGAGTTGCCTGAGCCAATGACCAAGATTGATGCTCTCAAGTATCTTGAAGGTACTGGTAACTTCACTAGCGATGCGGCTTATGCAATTGCAAGCCGTGCCGCTGACAAGGCTCGAGTGGTTAAAAAGAGCGAGGTCAAAGTTACTCTCAAAACTGGCACAGCCAGCAAGTCTAGTGTGTCCAGTCCAAAGGCCACCAAAACCAAGCCAGTAACTGCGGAAGCATTGCTCCAGGCAGTGAACATGCGCGAAGCTGATCCAGCATAATTGCACACCAGCAACACAAGCGGGCTTCGGCCCGCTTTTCTTTTGTGCTGAAAATCAACAATCGGCATAATTAATTTTATGCAGGAAGACAAACAAATTGAACACATGATACGCGATACTGTAATGGAATTGTGTGCAGTGTTATATAATCATGGTTACAAACAAGTTCCCATTGGCTCAATGATGCGACTGTTGGGAGTGGATCCCGAGCGAGCATCATTGCACGATCACGAGTGGTTCAATCTAGATGATGAATTCGCCGTATTATACTCCCACTATGAATCCTCACAACAATCCATGATTGGTGTACCTCCTGACGCTACCTTGCATTAACAAATGACCGTGTTCAATTACAGGAGTGCCGAGCCACTCTATTTGGTGATTGTACGTGAAAAAAATGCGCAACAAATGTTACAAGACTGGGCCAAGGCACACCGAGTACCTTGCACAATTGAAACCAATCGCATGCGCTTGCACGACAATCAAAGCTTTAGTTTGTTCCAACTGTATTGGCCACACAGTTGGGAAACAGTCACCATCTGGGACTGTTGGCTTCGGCGACACATCTATCCAATTTAATTGAAAAAACTTGACTTGGCCTGAGCATTGCTGTATAATTACATATATGATACTTTATTATATAGGCCCGGGCAAAGATTTAAAAATATATAACTTACACGAAGCATTGGTGGCCGCAGGCAGTGCCGATTCAGATTTGGAATTTTCCCAAGACGTTGCACTGGAGCAATGGTTGGACGGCCGCAAGTATCAAGTTATTGAATTTGATGTTCACAGCTATAGTACTTTATTGGAAAAAGCTGTGACTCAAGGAGTAGAAGTAGTCATAATCAAGGAGAAATCAAATGACAACACAACATGAAGCAATCGTAACAGCCTACGAAACATATATTGCAGAGAATGAAAAGTTCACTACCAAGGGAGTCAAAGCAGCCGCTGCCAGAGCTCGCAAGGCCCTGCAAGAGATGAGCAAAGGCATCAAAGAACGCCGTAAAGAAATCACCGCAGAAAAAGAAGCATTAACAGTGGCCAAATGACCACGTACACTGCTAACATAATTGAGGATCCCGACAACCCAGGTGAAATGTTGTTGGACCTTGGTCTAGACTTGTGTGAAAAGATGGGCTGGGCACCGGGTGATCACATTATCTGGACCGACAACAAGGATGGTACATGGACTCTGACAAAGAAGAAAACCCCTCTATAGATCTTGGATCTGTGTTGCAACAACTTGGTAGCAGTGTATCGCCTTTGGACAATTCCTGGATAACAACAGGAATTGACATGTCATCTGTGGGAGTTAACACAGTGTCAATCACACCAAGTTATACATTTGCAAACTCGGGGTTGACCACTAGCACTATTTCAGCCGCAGGCACAGGTGGGTGGAATACGCAAGTGTCCCCGGCTCTCACCGTTGGCAATAGTGGTATGCTTTCTCTTGTTGGCGACAAGGCTGACATTGAGATCAATGGTGTGAGTTTGTGCGAAACACTCAAAAGCCTTGAACAGAGATTGAATATTTTGAGACCCAATCCCAGCCTGGAAACAGACTGGGATGATCTCAAGAAGTTGGGCGAACAGTATCGTGAACTTGAAAACAAAATTTTGGAAAAACAAAAAATGTGGGATATATTAAAAAAGATGCCGCCACCGGACCTATCATGACAGCAAAACAACAAATCAATCACATTGTTAAATGGCTCAAGGCCTATGCCAAGAGTGCCAAAATTTCCACTTTTGTAGTGGGCATATCAGGCGGTATCGATAGTTCAGTTGTGAGTGCGTTGTGTGCACAAACTGGATTGAAGACCATTGTTGTGCAAATGCCAATTAGGCAAAATAAAAAGCTAGACAATCGTAGTAGCATGCAAGCAGGTTGGCTGCTGGATCGCTACAAAGAAAATGTCACACACATGAGCATGGATTTGACTCCTGTGTTCACAGCATTTGAAAAGAAAACTGCTCCATTTTGTGATGTAGATAATGCATTACAAGTTGAACTGGCGTTTGCCAACAGTCGCGCTAGACTGCGCATGATGACCTTGTACCAAATTGCACAAAGCCACGGCGCACTTGTGGTGGGCACAGGCAACAAAGTAGAAGACTTTGGTGTAGGCTTCTTCACCAAATACGGCGATGGTGGTGTGGATATAAGCCCTATTGGTGACTGCATGAAAACTGAAGTATGGAACATGGGTCGTGAATTTGGCCTGCCACAAGAAATTATTGACGCAGAGCCCACTGATGGATTGTGGGATGATGGGCGCACAGATGAGGGACAGCTGGGCATGACCTATCCTGAATTGGAACTGGCCATGTTGCACGATAGTCAAGACAACTGCATCTACGAACCAATTGCATTGTCAAAGATTGAAAAAGCACAACTCAAGACATATAAAAATATCCGTGCTCGCAATTTACACAAGATGTTGCCGATACCTGTTTGTAAAATGTCAAAGGTGATTGTATGACCTATGTAGTGACTGAATCATGTATTCGTTGCAAGTATACCGATTGTGTTGATGTATGCCCAGTTGATTGTTTTGTAGAAGGTTCAAATTTTCTAGCAATTAATCCAGACGAGTGTATTGACTGCGGGGTATGCGTACCCGAGTGTCCAGTATCTGCCATCTATGCCGAGGAAGACCTGCCAGCCGACCAATTGGATTTTGTCAAAATCAATGCTGAATTATCCACGACGTGGCCATCTATAACCAAACGCAAATCGGCCTTGCCCGATGCCGATGAGTGGAGCAAAGTTTCTGTCAAGCGACTTCATCTGGCGGAGAAATAAATGATCAATCTAGTGGATTACATTAGGTCAGATTGTTCTATTGTGTTGCCTGACGGGCAGACACTAAGTCCCCGTGAAATACAAGCATACAAGAATTTCTATAAAAAAGAACTGTATACCAAATTAAACGGCAACACTGTTGGCAAAGTGGTGTTGATTTGGTCCAACAACTTGGATGTGATACTGCCAGCAATCAAGGCCATCTGGGAACTGGGCGCTATTATTTCAGTGCATGACTTTTCGTTGAATGTGGTCACTCATCCACTCTTCAAGAATTTTTACAAACATATAGATGTCATCATCGGACCTCCACTAGCTGACTCAGTTCTAATAGATCTTCCACATGTGAGTGCACTTGAAACCAAGATGAGTTATCCAGCATACGTGGATGGAAAAATTCATCAAGAAGTTTTTCCAATCACATGTGACCTATATCCAGATGTAGATTATCAATTGAATGGTGCAATCACTGATGATACTGTGTGTTGCGTTACGCACACTAGTGGCACCACTGGAGAACCCAAGATTGTTAAAACCACACACAAAGTAGCTATTGAATTGGTTCAGGAAAATATCAAACTATTTGAATTCCGTGCCACTGATCGTGTTCTGCATCACAAGACTCTGCATCATGGCAGTCTCTTTTTGAACTATGCAATTCCAGCGTTTGTCACAACCAATCAACACTATTGGACCATTCAAAAGACCAGTGAAACTGTGATTGGATTCATGGAAAAATGTCTTGATTTATGTGTCACAGGAAAAATATCCAAGTGGTTAACTCCCTATCGGTTTATAACTGAACTGGGCAATCCCAACATCAAGTCTTACAATATCTCATCTACCAGTTTGATCACAGCAGTTGGGCCCAGCCAACATGAAATGAAATTGATTTTTGACAAACAGCACCCCGATGCTGTGTACAACAATTTTGGTTGTACTGAACTTGGTACCTTGGCCATCAGCAAAACTCAACTCAACAACATTGCCGAATATGCACCCAACAGATTTACCAAACTCAATGGTTTGATTGACTGGGAAATATTTCCGGACTTTTTCAAGGCCAAATTCAAGAATGATCATGAATGGAGAACCATTGGGGATATAGTGAAATTTTCAAATGATGTATTCTTTTGGGAAGGTAGAAACTCATGTTTGACATTTGACCAACAAAAAATAAAAGTGTCGGCAATTGACAAGTGGACCCGAGAATGGTTAAACACATCGGCATTTTCTCTAGTGCCAGATTTTGAAGTCAATGCTTTGTATATTGCAGTGTTTGACACCACACTGGACCTGACCTTGAACGATCTAAATCAAGCACTCAAGTCAACAGCTGAATTTAAAAATTGTGTTTTTTCCAAAATGGCTCAGATTGAGTTCAAGGATGTTGTTCAAGGAATCAAACCTAGTCAGCCGGTGTTGTTGCATTACTTTAGAGGACTGCCAGTTGAAATTGTTTAACTTCTCACATTTATCGCAAGTTGAGGAATCATACCTTGAACATTTTAAATTTGCTTTATGGGCTGGTGGGTTTTTGTGCCTCCTGGGTCTGGTAAGTTTGGTTCATGCAGTTTTTCCGTTTCTGATGAGCAGATACCCAGACAAACTATTTCACCAATTTATTGAAAAAAGTTCTGCTAGACGTGCTCGTGTGGATACTGTTTTAAAAAATAAAAATTTAGAATAAAATGTTGTTTTTTAGCAACATCTTGGTGATCAGATCACAGTTGACCATTAATTCCGGACGTGCTATAATATAACATGTTTAAGATAACTTGACCTTACAAAACACATGAGCATGCACCTACATCATCCCAGTCTTAGCCTTAACGGTAAAAAGCGAGGCAAGGTAAAGTTTCGCAACGCCGAAGAAGCCCGCAAGGCCCGAGAACTTGATGCCAGCTGGAAAGAATTGCAAAAGAAATGGGAAGTGGATGCTGACGAGAAAAAACGTCGACGTGCATTGTCTGCCCCGCCCTTGACTGGCAACTACAGCTTGTCAATTCCCGAAGGTCGTGGCACAAGCCATATTCCCAGCCGAGACACAGGTGGCGGCAATGCAACTTTGTCAGCACCCAAGGTCTACACTGGTACCAAGGTCAAGGGCATTGCAACCATGCACAAGAGCAATGCCGTACCAGTTTTTTCAGATGAACAAGCTGTGGACATTAGCAGAATGCGTCGATGATCAATATTGATTTTATTGTGATTAACCCGTGCTCAAATCGCTTTGACAGTGTAAAATGCTTTTCGGGATCTACCCCAATTGAGCACAAGTGCTGGGAATTGCAATTCATGAAAACCAATACTGTTATAAAATTCAAAATGGCTCACAGCATCAGGTGTGATCATGCTGGATTTGTATTGGAGATGGGACTGCTTGGATATGATATTGAACTGACCTTTTACGATACTCGGCATTGGGATTACAAAAACAAATGCTGGGAAGTGATTTAATAATCAAGACTTGAAAGAAAAACTCACAATGAAAATTTACGTCACTAGCGATCTCCACCTTGAGTTTGGTGATTGCATGATCAAAAACACAGACAATGTAGATGTGTTGATCCTTGGCGGCGACATCATGCTGGCACAGGATCTACATGATCACCCTGAACCAATGACCCCGTATCCCCCGGAAGTTATTAAAACACTGGGATCGCGACAACTCAAAGCACAACAATATCGGGACTTTTTGAAACGTTGCAGTTTTCAATTTCCTCATGTGATTTTTATTGCAGGCAATCATGAGTTTTATCACAGCAAGTGGCCTGCTGGGCTACAATATCTGCGTGACGAGTGTGCAAAGTTTCCCAACGTGTACTTCATGGAAAACGACTGCAAGACCATTGATGATGTTACTTTTATTGGTAGCACATTGTGGACCGACATGAACAAGGGCGATCCGTTAACTCTGCATGCAATGTCGGACATGATGAATGATTTCAGAATCATTCGCAATAGTGATCTTGGATACACTACCCTGCGCCCTACACATGTGGCAGTTGCACATCGCAAAAGCCTAGGTTATATTCGCACAGTTATGGAAGGCAAGTATGATCAAAAGTTTGTTGTGGTTGGGCATCATAGTCCTAGTTTTCAAAGTGTGCATCCTACCTATGCCAACGAAACCATAATGAATGGTGGTTATCACAGCGACTTGAGCGAGTTTATCATGGATCATCCACAAATCAAATTGTGGACTCATGGTCATACTCATGAAGATTTTGATTATATGGTTGGATCAACCCGTGTTGTGTGTAATCCACGTGGATACATCAATTATGAAAAACGAGCTGACTCGTGGACTCCTAAACTTGTAGAGGTATAAAATGGACAAAGCAACAATGAATATGTGGGATAAACAAGAACTTGTGCGTCTGCTCAAAGGAGCACCTGGCACACAGTATCAAGAAGCAGATGATGTCAACAAGACCATCATGCGCGACTGGGTCAAGAGTTTGTTAAACAAACAAGAAATCACTGTAAAGTTTACCAAGGCAGATGGCACTGACCGTGACATGAAGTGTACCCTAAACTGGGAATTGATCCCACCACAACCAAAAAAGCCCGTTACAGGACCTGTGGATGGTATCGTGTTGGAGTCTGCAAAAAAGCCACGCAAAGAACCCAAAGAGGCAGATCCTGCTGTGATCAAAGTCTACGACCTAGAAGCACAGGCCTGGCGTAGTTTCCGTATGGATCGATTGAAGAAGATCACTGCAGAATTGGCGTTTGACTAAGTACTAACACTTATGGCAAAAGAAGAAGGTTTTAGACTAGACGGGGTAGTAACGGAAGTTCTACCAAACACAATGTTTCGAGTTGAAGTAGACTCCATGAATACTAATATTATTGCAGTTATTTCTGGAAAGATGCGACAAAATAACATCAAAGTGTTGCTGGGCGATCGTGTGGAGGTTGAATTTTCCATCTACGATCTCACACGCGGGCGTATTACTCGTCGTCGATAAATAATTACATGTATATACGAGACCACATTGATCTAGTTGAAGCCAGCACCCGTCCGGCCAAGTTAGAAACAACCCCACTGCCCTACGGTGTCAAGGACCTTGAACCCGTGATGAGCGCAGAAACCATCAACTATCATTTTGAGCATCTGGCCCGAGGCTATGCCAAACGCTACAACGCAGGAGAAGGCAATGCCGATTTTAATCGTGCTGGCAGTTTTTTACACAATAAGTTCTTCCCTCAGCTTAGGGCTCCTAAAGGTGCCAACCGTCCCCGTGGCGCAGTACTTGAGTTAATTGAAGAAAAGTTCAAGACCTGGGAAGATTTTCAAGAACAGTTCAAACTGGCAGCTATGAAGATCCAAGGATCAGGTTGGGTGTACTTGAGCACCGGGGGCGATATCAAGACCATTGCCAACCATGCTGTACGCACTGACATCTGTGTGTTGGTGGACTGGTGGGAACACGCCTGGGCTCTAGACTATCAAAGTGACAAAGAAAAGTACCTAAATAATATCTGGAAAATTATTGACTGGGACGTTTGTAATCAACGTCTTTGACTTAAAGTAGTCCATTTCAGTTATATCTCGATACTCAGAACTGCCCCATATTCGTGGGGCAGTGTCTTGAAGATGCCGCATTAGATGTATGCCGCGGGCAGCATCTTCGGGAGTCATGTAGTAATGATATCCAAGTTCGACAACATTGTCTTTGTCTTGCACACGATCTCGATCTCGCCCATCTCGAACCATTCTTTGTAGTTTTAAGTAATCATCATGAGAGTCTAGCAGTACCATCCCACCGCGGCCAATGGGAATGTGTTTTTTAAATTGAAAACTAATGCAGGTGAGAGTGCCTGCTTTGTAGGAATTGGCTTGCCACATGGTGGCAGCATCTATAATATTGGTTCCCTGGATGAAATAGTACTGCTCCCAGGTTTGGTCAGTCAAACAGTAGGGCACCTTGATTTTGTCCAGCATCATTGGCACACTCATGTAGGTTCTGCGCGGAACATACACCATTGATGATTGCTGGGTCAACAACAAACACAGTTCCAGTGCATGGGTGCAACAGTCTGTTGCAACTGCATATGGGGCTCCAAAAAAATCAGCAACAGCTTGTTCAAAATAATCCACCACTTGCCAAGGTTGATCAAAGTGCAAGCCGTACTGCGATAACTGTGAAATATCGTCTCGCCTGGCGCTAAAATTGATATCTTTCATGTAAACCTTGTTAAATATACAGTAATTATCTACAACACAAAGGTCAACAATGATTTTAGACAACTCTGCAATAGTTAAACTTAGAGACATCCTAGCCGAAGAAAATTCCCCGGGTACCAAACTGCGTGTGTTTGTGCAGGGCGGCGGCTGCTCGGGCATGCAGTATGGATTTACTCTTGACAACGTCAAAAACGATGACGATTTTGACTTTGATTTTGATGATGTAGCAGTTTTAGTTGATTCAATGAGCATGAATTATCTGCGTGGTGCATCCATACGGTATCAGGACAATAGCATGGGATCTAGTTTTATCATAGACAATCCCAATGCAGAAACCACCTGCGGCTGCGGCAGTAGTTTTAATCCTGGATAGGCTGCACCACAACTGTGTTCATTTCCGGTAAATACTACAATACAAGGACACAGTTAAATGCCTACTGGAAATACACAACAAGTAATAAATTATGGAGCATCGGTCAATGACGGCACCGGTGATCCCTTACGCACAGCATTCATCAAAACTGATGATAATTTTGATAATATTTGGTTGGCTGGCCCTGCAGGATCCAATGTAAGAATAACCAACAACACCATTGGGGTGATTGATACAAATGGTAATTTGATACTGAGTCCCAACGGGGTTGGGGTAATTCAAACCAATAATACCCTGGTTCCCCGATTAACTCGCACCTATGATCTAGGATCTGCTAATTTACAGTATCGAACTGTGTACGCAAATACAGCAACATTCCAAACACTTGGTGTTGCTGGAGATTTTGCAGTTTCGGGAAATTTAACGGTTGCAGGCAACATCATACAAGTTGGTAACATTGTTACAGATTCACTCACAATCCAACTGGCCAATACCGCAACAACTGCTAATGCAGCCAATGGTTCGGGAGTTACAGTTGGTTCTAATGATAATATTGCTACATTATTATATAATTCTACAGGCAATGTGTGGACCACAAATATTGGATTGAGTGCAACTGGTAATATAACAGCACCATATTTCTTTGGCAATGGTAGTCAACTAACCGGCGTTGTAAGTTCATATGGCAATAGCAATGTCACAACTTTGTTGGGCAATTTAGGTAGCAATACCATCAGTGGCACAGGCAATATCACAACCACTGCTAATATCTCAGGTGGATTCTTTATTGGTAATGGCGCATTCCTAACTGGCATTGTATCAAGTTATGGCAACGCCAATGTGGTTACATTGTTGGCTGGGTTTGGATCAAACACTATTTCAACCACTGGCAATATTTCAGGTGGCTTTATTTTAGGTAACTTGGCATTTGCCAATGGATTACCGGCAACCTACAGCAACGCCAATGCTGTGGCCTATGGTGAATCGGGCTGGGCAGGCAATATCATTCCTGCAGGAAATGCTGTTTACAGTTTGGGCAATGCCACAAATCAATGGAACGATTTGTATGTGAGTAATGCCACCATCTTTATGAACAATGTGCCTATCAGTTTGGGTGCAGGCAATGTGCTTACGGTGGGTGGCAATGCTGTGCTACAAAACAATTCTAATAGCTCAATTTCAACCACGGGCAACATCACAGCCGGCAACATAGGCATCACCGGTGGCAGTTTAACCTGGGCCAATGCCAGCATAGTGCAGACCAGTGCCTCAGACGTAAGCATAACCGGCGACGGTCAAGTCACGGTGCGTAGCCTGGATGGCACCTATCAATGGACCTTTGACTCAAATGGTACTCTAACATTACCAGGAGCCGCTGCTGGCGAAACCATTGCCACATCGGGCGGTTATATCACCGTGGGTAACCTATTGATAGGGCAGGGCGGAGCCTTGTTCAACTCCAACAACGATAGTTGGGCCTTGTATGGCAATCGCAGTGATCCGGGTGCCACTATTCTTATACCCAGCAATGCTGATGCAGGCAATGGCACACCCCTGTATATCGAAAGTCAACAGTCCAATGTTGAAATAAGATCTGGATCAAGCACCTGGAACTTTGGCAACACTGGTGTATTAACGGCTCCTGGCAACGTCAGTGCCACAGGCAACATCACTGGCAATTACTTTATTGGTAATGGTTCACAGCTGACTGGTATCAGTAGCGGTGTTCAATCAAGGATTGCCAATGGCACTTCAAATGTCAACATAGCCACTGCCAATGGCAATGCGACCATAACAGCCAATGCCGCATCTACTTGGACCTTTGGCACAGGTGGTACTACACAATTCCCTAATAGCGTAATACTAGCACCAGTTAGTCAAAGTATCACTATGCAGAGTGATCAATATTCACAGTTGATGTGGGTAAACGCTAATGTAACCGTGGCCCCAAACACGGCCGTTAACTCAAACTTCTATGTAGCATCAAACAGTGCTACCTTGGACATTGTCTATCGAGACGGTAGTAGTACTCAACAACAGAAAAGTTGGCTCTGGGGTGTAGATGGCACCCTGACATTACCAACCGCTGGTCGAATAAATTTTGATTATCTTTCTATCAGCAGTGATGCCAATGTTTCGGCATTTTATGCTCCGGCTGGAAATGTTCAACTTGCTGCCGGCATTGGTGATGCACAAATAGTTGCAAATTCTCTAAATGATTCTAAGACCTGGACCTTTGGCAACACTGGTGTGCTAACATTGCCTAACTCGGGCGTGATCAACGCTTCGGGAAACAGCGTGGACATTGGCAGCGATGATGCTATTAGCCTTGAAGCCAACACCGTGG